AGGCCTACTGTTCAACAATCCCTGACAATCCAGATTCAAGAAATAGGGGCACCTTTTGGTTATTTAAGAGTAGGCGGAACCCGTTTGTACCGCAGCCACTCCCCCCTATATATCAGACAGGCCGGCTATTCGCCAGTGCCTCAAAAATAGTCTTCAAGGCAGACTTGTTTGCCTTGGTGAGACTGTCGATCTCACCCTCACTCAATTGCAGGATAGCGCCGATGGCATCGGCATGAGCATCCTTCTTGACCGGCTTTTCGCCCGTCTTGCTCACATACTCCTTCTTACGGTAAACCCCTTCACGGGACAGTTTTGCCACAACCGAACGAACGGTCTTGCCCATGGATTCTGCGATAGATTCCACGGTGACACCTTGAGCATAATCTGCTACCATCTTGGCAGTTTGCTCAGGGGTATAGTTGACAACCTTTTCAGCCATTCTCAATTCTCCGAAAGTTAAAAAACACTTGCATGGGGAAACTCTGATTGATACCCGGCATTCCCCGATCCGTTTCACTATTTTAGGGTAAGTGAGAAACCATGTCAAGTGTGGGGTTTTTGCTCCTTCTGCCTAGTTCCTGAACCGATAGAGAGATTATGAGTCAGCGATAAAATTCTGTCAACGTCCACCAGGAAAGACCCTTCGGCCAGGTCGGGAATTTTTGGGGCCACTTGACGCCCCCCCAAATTTTATGATAAAATTTTGGCGCACCAAAGCCCCTACAATCTGTAGGGGCTTTGGTGGCCGGGGCTTGACCCCGGCGAGAATTTGATGGTATAATCGGCCGCTTTGTTGTAAGTGAGTGCTTACTAACAGCCTGGCCAAAATAATAGGGGCATATTGCCCCTATTATATTATCAATCAGTATCTATGACCGGATCATATAACACACCTATTTGAAACCCCATATTATTGAGATATTCGGTCAAGTGAATCGCCAAACTCTGAAAAGTATTGTCATGATGGTAGTTTTCATTAAATAACCCATGCTCAAGTGTTGCAGCATGGATTAATTCATGGGCAATAACATCGTGGATACTATAACCGCTACTCACCACAGTATCCAGATGGATAACTACTTTGTGACCCACAATCTTATTCTTGCGAATATAACTATCACAATATCCAGCGAGTTTAGAAACCTCTCCTTTCACTTTGGTTTTGATAATGATTTTGACGGGTTTGTTGATACTCAAACCCGCTTCGCAGGCTTTGATTAACAGCAGAATGTCAGCATTCATTTTAATTACACCTTAAAATGGTTTCGGACTTGAAACTTATTCCAATCGTAAGGGACCACATTATCACGCCAATTACGCTTTTTGAGAATATGAGTGAGAATAGGCAATTCAAAATTAATAGCATCTTCAATAGCAGTATGGGGCTCGTCGATCAAAGTCCCAGTAATATAACCACAAACTACTTCTGCATTAGTTTGAAAGGTCATGTTACCCTTATCGGTAGGCTTATTGAAGCAATGATTATCCAAAACAAATTGCTTATACTTTGCAGTATTGCAGATATTGCCCACGGCAGCCTGCCACAAACAAAACCGAGAATCAAAACCATTAAGGTTGATACCAGTATTGTTGCACTTGGAAACGTCAAAAGCCAGATTATATGCGGTCAATACCGGGTTATAAACTGCAATACACTTTTGAATCCAAGAGTTAATTGCAGATACCCCAGCAATCATACGGGTACCAGATTCCAGCATACCCGAATATGCCATCTTGCGACGATTCAAACCAGCATAACCCCAAATATCGGACGCATTCTTGTCATGGAACAATTCATGCGTACCATAATGACCGTTAACCAGTACAGCCATTTGATTATGTATATTACCCTTGCGATCCACAATTACAATACCAATATCAGCCACAGTATCAGCCACAGTGGTTTCAGTATCCAGAATTGCGAAGTATTGCTTTTTGCCCATTATATTAACTCCAATTGATTACCGAAGGGGTCGGAATCTCGCCCATGTCTTGTGACACCAGTCGAGTGTATCAGGGATTGACCACATTGTAAAGCCCCTAGTTGCAGTGTGGTCTTGTGCCAGGCCCTGTGGTGGAATCGCAACACAGGGTAAACCCCTATTGACGGGTTTTTGTGGGGTTGATATAATTTTGGCGCACCAAAGCCCCTACGGTCTGTAGGGGCTTTGCACATGGGGCTTGACAGCCCCCAAAATTATATGCTATAATTTTGGCGCCTATATAAGGGTAAACCCTTATATAGTATTATTTCCTTTCCCAGATTTTATATCGGATCATAACCCCCAAGAATACCAGATTCAATAAGTAATTGAATAACAGGGGATAATCCTGTTTTGGCCAGATATATATAATGGTGAGAATCTCGCCACCTAACCATGCGGCCAAGAAAAACCAATTCAATCCCCGAGAATGTCCGTCTTTGGCACATTGTATGGCCTGGGGCAATCCACATATTGCAAACAATACCGCACCAATCCACCCGATGGTTTCCATGATATTCTCCAAAGATAACCCCTTTCGGGGTTATCTGTTAATGACCCTGACGGGAAGGAACATAAACACCGCGGATATTGAAACGGTCACAAACCGCTTTCAGATATTCGATATTGTCCTCATAGAATGTAAATTCAGCATCCCGGAAATTAACCAGATTAAAAAACTTGGCCAATCCAGCGATTTTGAGAGTTTTGCCAGATACTGTGCTACCCTCCGGGCGAGAGATAAGATAATCAGGCTCGCCCAATACTTCACGAACAAACTGGTAATCAGGCTCGTGCATTACTCGCGCGGTGGCAATAATGACGAATGTGTTTTCGTCGGTCAAGTCGCGCTTGTATTGCCCTGCAAGGGGCAACAGGGTATCATCACCAGCACGATACTCATTTTCTCGCCAGTATTGCAAATCAATACGCTCGCCGTTTTCGTCGACGATGGTACGATACCGATGCAGGGAATCTACAATGGTACCGTCCATGTCATAAATCGAAACCCTGTTAATCTTTGCCATGTTGAACCCCTTGGGTTGTCTGTTGCGATGGAGAGATAATACATCAGTTGTCAAACCCATGTCCAGCGAGGGGTCTTATGTCCTACTAGGGCAAACCCCTATTGACAGGTGAGCCAGGGTGAGGTATAATTTTGGCGCACCAAAGCCCCTACAGGCTGTAGGGGCTTTCAACCAGGCCCTTGACAGGGCCCAAAATTATGTGGTATAATTTTGGCGCACCAATAAGGGTAAACCCTTATTGGTTATCTCAAGTGTTGTTATAATCAAATATGCTCAAGATACCCCGATATTCCCAAGACCGAAACTCGCCCCGGTCTTGATAATCCTGGGCAATTTTCAGGGCAGATTCTTTGGAAAATGCCCCAATAGTAACGTGAATCCAGCCAATATAGGCAGTGTCAACCCAGAAAATATATTGTATCATACAAAACCCCCTTCATCTTTGAAGTATTCACGCAGGGCACCGCCCATATTGTCCAGATCGGAGTTCTCCAATCCAGCCTCTTCCAGTGTCAGAAACTCGGTCAAGTCTTCCCACATCATTTCGTCGACTAAATCAAAACCAGCCATTTTTCAGTCTCCTGTCAAATGCCACACAATCAAAGCCACCGGACCAACGCCAATGATCCACACGGCTATCATGTTCAAGATCAATTCCATTATATCGACCTCCACAATCCAATGATGTTAGCACACAAGAAAAACCCATTCAAAACCCCAAGGCTCAAATTCCGGGTTTTGACCGCCACCCAAAGCCACGAGACGCTACCAATCAGGAATAGAGCATAACCGACCACAAAAATCTGAAAGGCCACCACAAAACTGCCAATCACACTAGCTATGGTCCCGATCCAACCAATCATTTTAGCCCCTCTTTCCACGATAGTTGGAGTTTACCATGTTATGAAGCCGGGTTGTCACAATACCCATCTTGGCCAGTACACTATACCAGCCCTTGCCGTGTCCCGGATCGCCATGTATGGTATAAGCCACCAAGTGAGCCAATTCATGCGGTATGGTGTCGTGGATCATCTGGTCGGTGTATTGTGAGAACAAGTCGGTTGACAGGTCGATACGCTGGGGGACGTCTTCAATAAAGGCCCGGCCGGCCGTGGTCTTCAGCCGATTGTTGAGAGTGACGATTGGAGTAACCCTTTGGATTGTAGGGTATTCCCTCAACAGTTTCACCCACCACGCCCGAACATGGTATTGGGCCAGATCCTGCAATGCTTGTTTGTCCATGCGGTCATTCTCGCCAGGCTACCTTACACCAACCTTACAACCCCTGTGCCAGGTCGGGATTAAAAAGTTGTTGACACCCCCCAAAATTATATGTTATAATTTTGGCGCCTATGACCCTGGTGACACCAGGGTCTTTGTGTTGTGGCTAGGGGTTAACCGAAAAAATTACCCCACCACAAAACCGTGGTCCAGATGGTTGCACTAATGGTCCAATGCCAAAAATTCCAGTCCTGCCGGGGCTTGTTGTGGTTTAGCAGGGTCACGGTTCCGCTGATGACCAGCAGTACGATCATGACAATTTGAGGTGCTTCCATGTTGATATCTCCAGTTGAAAAACACATTTTAGAACAAAACAAAAAACCCTGTCAAGCCAGTGGTTAAAGGCTCAAGTCTGCCTCATGGGTATAGCGAACTTGAAAATTCCACGCATCTTTTTCATACACTTTGGCATCCGTCATGTCCATGAACATCACGCTGTAATCCGATGCGTGATTGGACAGTACACCAAGGTATCGGGCAACGTCAACAATTCTAACCCTTTGACCATTGGCAGCATGCCACACTTCGCCAGTCTTAAACGCAGGGCCAGTGGCTTTATGAAACTTGATTTTGCCGTTCATGATGAACTCCTTGATCCAACAAATACAGTGTAGCCCCTCAACCTTACACGAACCTTACACCACAAATAGTCCTACAGCCAGGTCAACCTTTGCCCAGGATGCTTGACAGCCCCCAAAATTATATGTTATAATTTTGGCGCAAATCTGTTGTTAAAAAACAACAGATTTGGAATAGGGGTTTCCCCCTATTGTCAAGATTCCAGTTTGGCCAGAATCTTGGCCAGTGCAGTCTTGTTTGCCTTGGTGAGTGAGTCAATCTCGCCCTCACTCAACCCAGCCAAAGCCCCGATCTTGTCGGCCAAAGTCTCCTTGGCCACCGGGACTTCACCAGTCTTGGTAACGTATTCCTTCTTGCGATAAACACCCTCACGTGAGAGTTTGGCCACAACCGAACGAACAGTCTTGCCCAGCCCTTGAGCGATAATCTCCACGGTAACCCCACCAGCGTAATCCGCCAGCATGGAGGCAGTTTGTTCAGGGGTATAGTTCACAGTCTTTTCAGCCATCACAATCTCCTAAAGTGAAAACACATTTTAGTGCCTGACACAAATCCCTGTCAAGCGTAGGGTTTTATTCGTCTGTGCAGATGGAGATAGTGGAAACGCTGACGTCGCTGTTGGGCACGTCAGCCTCCAGCATCGCCACCCGCATTGCCAGCATGTTAATGCTGGTATAGTATTCCTGATGATACCTCAGGGATCGCTCATCCCACCATTCCACAAAGTAAGCCTTCATGTCATCTCCTGTTGCAGTGAACACATAATAACACGGTTTCAGCCAGGCCACACATTCCCGAGCATTACAGTCGGGTATTGGCCAGGATGCTTGACAGCCCCCAAAATTATATGCTATAATTTTGGCGCCTATAACCCCACAAACTGTGGGGTCTTTGTTCAGTCCTGTTCCACCCACCAACCAGCAGCCCTTAGTTGGGCACGACCCTCGGGAGTGGTTTTCATGGAATCCATGTAACGGTCCAGACTTTCCAGCCCTTCAATGATCGCCACACGGTCTGTGTGGTCAACCCAACGAGGACGCACGCCATGGACGTCCTTGTGGTAGTCACTAAAGTAGGAAGCCAGTTCCTCAGTGTCATAGTCAGGATAATCCATTACCATTCTCCCATCAAAATCATGATCAACCCCACGATGACCGTGGGCACCACCAAAAACGCAAACAATGCAACGATTTCCATGTCATTCCCCTTCTGCAATTTCTTGCAGTTCCCAGTTGATGGGGTCTTCATTCCAGATCAGTTCAGCTGCAACCATGTCCAGCTCAAAAGCCTCAATGTCTTCACGGGTCATGTCAGCGGGGTAGTACATCTTGGTTCTCCTGTTTGCCTTGCGATGTAATGATTTTAAGCGAAAACACCAACCCAACACAAGCCCAAAATAATGCCCCTGTGACCAGGTGGGGTATTGACAGGGCCCGAAATGACGTGATATAATTTCGGCGCACCAAAGCCCCACGATCTGTGGGGTCTTTGCTTCAGTCCGTCAAGGCCCGGTACAGTTTGTGGTAGTCCACGCCGTGCTGGTGGGCTGCTGTTCGGCAGGCATCACGGACGGTCATACGGCAGGCTGCTACCAGTCTGGACGCGGTAATTACCGCAGCGTAAAAATGGTCATTCATTTTAGGTTTACCTTTCCAATAGTACGAATCACTGCAGTGATAACATTACATGCCACCATAACCCAAACGGGTAGGCCCACCAATACCACCCAAGCAATCATTTCCATATCAAGCCTCCAATTGTTCCTGAGCATACTCATGGCAAACCATGTTCAGCATCTCGTGCAGTTCAAACATGATTTTGTAATCGTCACGGTCGCTGGTCATGTGATACCGCACCAAGGCACGAGCGTATCGTTGAGCCAGGTCGTCCATGTGTTCGCGAGTGGTCATCTTGATCTCCTGTTGCAGTGGGTGTATATTAACAGGGTTCAAAAACCCTGTCAAACGTGGGGTTATGGAGTCAGGTCCAGTTCAAAGTCCATCTTTTCAAAAGACTTGAACGACGTTGCGTTAGCCATCTCGTTCATTACGTAGGTATTAGGGAACAATTCTAAACTACGCAGTAGCATAGCCTTGAGATCTTCAGGGCTCAATTTATCAACAGCGGCAACCATCTGGTTACGCATCTGTTCCATCTCTGTGCTTGCTCGGCTCATCTTGATCTCCTGTTGCAATGTGGTAACTATAACATGAACACCGCCCAGGTCAATACCTAATTTTATTTCCCTACAAATTGGTAGGGTATTTACAGTGCTGTAGGTTCCGTGATACAATAGACTAGGGGCGGTTGTTAGACCTGTTATTTTCGACCCCCGCTGCGCCCACCAACACGGCCTATTTTGGAAATTTTCCACCAACACTTTGTACGCAGACCAAATTTTCACTTGAACCAACAAGCCCCTCGTGGTATAATGGACCCGATCGCCAAATTTGGGATCATCAACAAGGAAAACAACATGAAATTTTTAGAATGGATCACACGATCATTCCAACCTCACTATTGTCAGGAGATCTACAGTTACTTGTCACAGAGCACAGACCTGTGTGACTTGGAAAACCGTATGAAAGCCATACAACGTCGAGGTTATCTATGAAGATTATCAAATACATCTGGGATGCCCTAGTAGACTATTCAGAGGAATTGTACGAATTCCGAGCACGTTACTACGGCACCCGCCCATTCGATCGCTATATCTAAGAGGATCAACTATGAAGACAACAATGCTAGACCCCCTCTACCAGACCATGATTGGTTTTGAGAACATGATGAATCGTGCAACCAATCAATACCCACCGTATAACCTCTACAAAGACGAGGACCACTATGTAATCGAAATTGCTGTGAGTGGCTGGGACCGTAGTGAGTTGGACGTGAGTTTAACCGGTACCACCTTGACTGTTAAAGGCACCAAGGAAGCCGAAGACACTCGTGTTTATCTGGTACGTGGACTCGCCCACAGATCCTGGACCAAAACCTGGACCCTAGAACCGGACATCCACGTGTCAAGTGTGGTATTACAAGACGGAGTCTTGTACATCGAACTCCAAACCAGCCCCAAGAGCACCACTCGTAAAATAGATATCCACTAAGGAGTCCACATGCTACCAGCTCAAACCCACCCAGCCGAAACACTCACCATCGATCCCGAGGGGTTGGAGATTGCCAACTGCTATTTACAGACTCAGAGTCTCTCCAAGGTAAGTGAGGAATTGGGGGTCAGTACCGAGCTGGTAGCTAGCCAACTAGCCCGCCGTGAGGTAAAGAGTTACATCGATCAGGTGTTTAAGGACGTGGGCTTCAACAACCGTTTCAAAATGCGCAAAGCAATGGACATGTTGATCTCCAAAAAGTTTCAAGAATTGGACGAGGCAGGAGTGGGGTCCTCAAAAGACATTGCAGATCTACTCGCTTTAAGCCACAAAATGACCATCGAACAGTTGGACCGTGAGATTGCCTTGGAAAAAGTTCGTGCCAGCAATATTAAGAGCCAGGTCAACGTACAAATCAATGACGGCGGTGCTGGCTCCAACTATGGAACCCTGTTAGAAAGGTTGTTGAAGCCCAATGCTTAAGATCAGCCGAGATAACATAGACTGTTACAACATCACCGACTATCCAGGCGATAGTCGGTTTATCAAGCTGCCCATAGTCAACTACTTGAAGTTGGCCACTGTGGGTGGTGTGCCCATCCACGACAACTTGAACCGTCCACAGATTGCTTTAATCAATGCTGTGAACTCACCCGACTACAGGTTCATCGTTGCTGCACTGAGCCGACGGCTGGGCAAGACGTTCATTGCAAACGTGATCGGGCAACTGGTGGTGTTAATCCCCGGCTGCAATGTATTGATCATGAGCCCCAACTATAACTTGTCCACCATCAGTTTCGAACTGCAGCGTGGGTTCATCAAGCAGTTTGACCTAGAGGTGACCAAAGACAATCACAAAGACAAGGTGATCGAATTAAGTAATGGTAGTACAATCCGTATGGGCTCGATTACCACTGTAGATTCAAGTGTTGGTCGTAGCTACAATCTAATCATATTCGACGAAGCTGCTTTAGGCGATGGTGGTGAAGAGGCCTTCAATGTGAGTTTGCGACCGACTCTGGACCGTCCGGGATCAAAGGCCATCTTTATTAGTACGCCACGCGGCAAGCACAACTGGTTTGCCAAGTTCTACGAACGTGGGTACAGCGATCTCTACCCTCAGTGGATTAGTCTGCAAGCCGACTACACCGAAAATGACCGCATGCTGGAGAGCGACGTCTCAGAGGCTCGCGCTAGTATGTCGAAAGCCGAGTTTGAGCAGGAATACATGGCGAGCTTCAACACTTTCGAGGGTCAGATCTACTCATTTACTAGTGACATGGTGGTAGAGTTCAATCACGTCGACGGTGTGGAGTATCTCGCAGGCATAGACCCCGGATACCGTGATCCTACAGCTTTAGTGGTGTTGGCCTATAATCCTGCAGACGACACTTTTCATGTGGTAGACGAGTACTTGAAAGCCGAAGCCACTACTGCCACTCATGCTGAGGCATTTCACAAGTTTATAGACCGCTGGGGAATAGAGTCCGGCATTTTTATTGACTCAGCCGCAGCACAGTTTGCAAGTGATCTGGCGTATGGTTATGATATCTCTACCATCAAAGCTAAAAAGCAGGTGTTGGAAGGCATTGCATATGTACAGACGTTGGTAGAGCAGGGACGTATCAAGGTGGCCCCACACTGTACACATACACTGGAAATGTTTGATCAATACCAGTGGGACAACCGCGAGACACTTACACGCGAAAAGCCAGTTCACAATAAAGTTAGTCACATAGCAGATGCATTGCGCTACGCAGTGTACACATACACAATATGAAAAGCGGAATTTATGTCTTAAAGTTCGACAGCGGCTACGCCTACATTGGCAAGAGCGTAGATATCTCCTCCCGATACAAGCAACACTTGAACTCGCTGCGTCGTGGCAATCATACATCTGAATTGCAAGCTCACTACAAAGTATGGGGAATTCCGCGCTGTGAGGTTTTAGAACTCTGTCACCCTGACCACCTAGACGTTTTAGAGCGTAGTTGGATAAGCCGTGGAGTCAACCTGTTGAATACAGTGTACCACGAACCACCACACCAAGACAGCTGGGTTCGTAGCCACAGCCACGTATTGCAGCACAGCACTGGGACGTTACTCAAAAACATGGTTGAAAGTGCTCGTGAGTTGAAGGACCTGCGTCGTCACGGTGTAGTGGCTCCTGGAGAACTAGACCGTTTGAGGGACTTGGAGCTGGAGGTGGCTTCACTACGAGCCTACAAATCTAGCAGCTGGTGGTACAAACTGTGGAACTGAAATTTTGTACCTCCCCAAAAAAGGTTTTGACAGGTCTTTGCCTACGTGCTATAATATCGGTAATTTAGAGTTGTAATACCAAAATTTTTTAACCAACCATGGCCAAAAACACAAACAAACGTATTCCTGTGAAATGGATACGTGATCGCGCAAAAAGTGCCTATGATAAAAAACACCATTGTTATATCTGTAACAGTGAAGAGGACTTGGAATTACATCACACCCATTCAGTAACACTGTTGTTAGAGCGTTGGATTGAAAAGACCGGCCGTGATTTTTCGTCAGACGAGGCAGTATTAGCCAACCGTGACGAGTTTATCGAACACCACCACAAGGAAATATATGATGATGTGTACACACTGTGTAACCCTCACCATGTTGCCCTTCACGGAGTGTACGGTAAAGCACCGCCACTTTCCACTGCTGTCAAGCAGGGTTCCTGGATTGAAACTCAAAAAGCTAAGATGTTATTACCGCGGGAACAAAAGCCTGTGGTGACCGGACTCTTTAGTGAATTTTATTGAGGAACACCATGAACATCATCAAGGATTTTAGGGGTTGGTTGGTTGAAAAACTGAACCCAGCTCAAGGCATCATCAGCCGTGACGAGGGCACCTCAGTCGACACCAACGCCACAATCAGCTATTTACAGGCGTTTAACAGGTTGGAAAGTGTTAACCGCGGCGTCAATATGATTGTGAGCGCGTGCAGTAGTTTAGACTACGACGTAAAAGAAAGTAAAGCCGACTCAGTAGTAGGTGGCCTTCGACAAAAGAGCTTAGTCAAGCTGTTGAACTTTACGCCAAACCCCTATCAGAGCGCACAAGAATTTCGCATAAATATGTTCACAGACTTCTTGTTGGAAGGCAACATATTTATCTACTGGGATGGTGCTCACATGTATCACCTGCCAGCTAGCAACGTACAGATTGAAACAGACCCTAAAACTTATGTAAAGGGCTATACTTACAACTCAGAGGTACGTTTCCGTCCCGACGAAGTGTTTCACATCAAAGACCTGAGCAGTCACACTATCTATCGCGGCACTAGCAGGTTGGCGTCAGCTGACCGCAATATCAAGATACTGTACAAGATGCAGACCTTTCAAGAACAGTTCTTTGATAACGGAGCTGTGATGGGGCTCATCTTGACCAGTGACAATACTCTATCACAACAAGCCAAAGAACGAACTATCCAAAACTGGAGAACTCAGTACTCACCCAAAAACGGTGCTCGGCGTCCCATGATACTGGATTCAGGCCTGAAGCCTTGGGGTGAGTTTGCAGACACGTTCAAAGACATGGATTTTGATGTCTCAATCAAAACTCATGACACCAAGATATTGAAGAGCTTGGGGGTTCCACCAATCTTGTTAGACGGTGGCAACAATGCAAACATTGCACCCAATTTGAGGCTGTTTTACTTAGAAACTGTGTTACCTATCGTAAATCGATATGTTAGTGCAGTAGAAAGATTTTTTGGATACGATGTAGAAGCAGTAACTGCAACCGTATCAGCATTGCAGCCTGAATTAAAAGACGTGGCTGCTTACTATGCCTCTCTGGTCAACGGTGGAGTAATCTCTCCAAACGAGGCCCGAAAGGAACTACGCTATGACGACAAGTCAGGTCATGATGACCTGAGGGTACCAGCAAACATTGCTGGTAGTGCTGCAAATCCCAGCGTAGGCGGAGCGCCCAAAAAGCCTCCACAAGAACCAAGGTAAGGAGCCTATGAAAGATAAAGTACTACATTTAAATAGTGCTTTTTCCATAAAAGATGCAACTGACAATCCTGGTCAAATCTACATCGAAGGGTATGCAAGTACCACAGACGTAGATCGCCAGGGAGATGTTGTTCCCAGTTCAGTCTGGGAAAAAGGCATGACTAACTACCTTAAAAATCCTATTATCTTAGCCTACCACGATCACAGCAATCCGATCGGACGTATGACTGAGCATAAAACGGATGGCAAGGGGTTATGGATAAAAGCAAGAATTTCAACAGCTGCCAAGCAGTTCCAACTTATCAAAGACGGAATTCTTACAGCTTTTTCTATCGGCTTCAGGGTGTTGGACGCTGAGTACAACTCAGCCGCTGAAGTGTTTTTAATCAAGGAATTGGAACTGGTAGAAATTTCTGTCGTTTCAGTACCTGCAAATCAAAACACTGTTTTTGATTTAAGTAAAGCATTTGATAGTGCTGACGATTACAAGCGTTACAAAGAGCAATTTGCAACTCAAGACCAATCAGCTAAAGGGCTAGAAAAGGTAACAGAGTCAGATCGCGACATTAAAAAGGAATGGAATATGAATCCAGAAGAAATCAAGCAAATGCTTGCCCAAGCTGCTCGTGAAGCTGCCGAACAAGCTACCGTGGCCCTAGAAGCCCGTCAAAAAGCTCTGGCAGATGCCAAAGCACAAGAAACAGCCCGTCAGGCTGAAATCAATGGCATCGTTAAGGCTGCTGTAGAAGCTCAGATCCAAGTTGGTCAGAGCGGCACAGAAAAGCTATTAGCCGAAGTTGAAAAGCGTTTTGAGACTGAGCGTGCTGCTCAAAAGAGCGCTCTAGAAGGTCTAGAAGCTGTTCTAAAGGAAAAGGCCGATGAGTTGAAGGCTCTACAGACTTCAAAGATGGCTTTTGGCGACAAGTCAAAGGGCGACAGCACCTCCTACAAGGAGCGTGAAATGGCCGTGTTGCTGAGCAAGGTAACTGGCAAGTCTCTTGAGTCTACACGTTATGGTAAGATGGTAGTTGAAAAGGCCGGTGGTCACCTTGGTGGTGGCAGCAATACAACTGGTATTATCACTGCTCCTGCTTCTCTATGGGAAACTGAAGTTTCTACAACCATGGAAGACGAAGTACGTCGCCGTTTAGTGATGGCTCCACTGCTTCGCAACGTTGCAATGCAGACCAATGTGATGAGAATGCCTCTAAACCCAGAAGCTGGCAAGGCCACTTGGGTTATCAACAGTGACTTTGGTAATAGTAACAACAACAGTTCTGGTAGCACAGACACTCATGTGTTAAAAGAAATCACTCTAAACGCCTTCAAGGTTGCCACACGTGAATACATGGCTCTTGAAGAAGAAGAGGATTCAATCCTAGTGTTACTACCTATCGTTCGTGATGCTATGCTACGCCGTGTTGCACGTGCTGTAGATGCAGCCATGATCAACGGTGCTGGTAGCGGCAGCGACCCAGTCAAGGGTATTTCAATGTACGACACAGCAAGTGCTGTTCAAATCGACAGCGCGAACGCTGTAACTGTCGCCAAGATGAGAGCCCTTCGCAAGGACTTGGGAGCTTGGGGTCTAGAGCCTAGTGAGTTGGTTTATGTAGTTAACACAGAAACATACTACAACCTATTGGACGACACCACATTCCAGACAATGGACAAGGTCGGTGATCGTGCTACTCTACTAACTGGTCAGATTGGTAGTATTGCCAACACACCAGTGGTTGTAAGTGGCGAGTTCCCAGCAATCGCTGAAGCAGCCGACGGCGCAAGTACTAACATTGCAGCCTTCTGCTTTGCACCTGCCAACTTCTTGGTAGGCAACCAGCGTGGTCTACGTGTTGACACAGACACACTAACAGAGCGTCAGAGCCGTGTACTAGTGGCTTCACTACGTACTGGTCTAACTCAGCTGACAACTAACCTAGGACCTGCAGTAAGCACCCTACGTTACGTCAACGGAGCGACCTGATATTAATAAAACTGGGGACTTTTTAGTCCCCGGTTTTTCCAAAGGGCTGTGTCAGTCTTTTGGAAAAACTAAAAGGAGTGTGTAATGGGTGCAAACTTAATAACCTTACAAGAATACAAAGCTTATGAAGGTATCACCAGTACCACCCAAGATGTAGAGATCGCAACAATCATCCCCAAAGTCTCAGAGTTTGTTAAGAACATTTGCCGTCGCACTTTTGTGGACTGGGTTGGTGATGCCAAGACTGAGGTACTGAACGGCGGAACTTGTTTGTTATTGGGCGAAGCTCCTATTATAACTATCTCCAGTATCGAAAAGAGTGAGAACTATGGTCAGAGTTATACTGACTTGATAGAGTTCACAGACTGGGTACTGGACAGTCAAAACCAGCAGATATTGCCCATTAACAGAGCTGAGTTTCTCTACTTGATCAACGGCTATCGCGTCACCTACACAGCTGGGTATCAAAGTATCCCAGAAGACTTGAAGTTAGCAGTATTGGACTTGGTTACCTACTACATGAAAAATCAGGGTGCTGTACAGAGTCAGATTGCGGTTACCACAGGAAATGCTCAGGTTCAGTATTTAACACAGAGCAACCTGCCTGGGCATATCAAACGGGTACTTGACCTCTACGTATTGAACTATAACTGATATGAGTATTGCAGAGTTTAGTGCGACTATTAAGTCACAAGCATATAGAGACTGGTTTCAAAGAATATCTACAGAAGTTATATTAAAAACCGGTGTATCAGAACTTAGAGAGTCCGAACAAGTAGCAAGTAAAACTTCTTTTTATATAACAGAAAATACAATTAAAGAAGTTATTAGTGCCTTATCAGGAGCACAAGCAGACCCCTCGGATGTAGAAAAAGTTTTTCAGAATTTAAAAACTTTAAGATATAACAGAAACAAAAAAGCAATAGAAAAAGATAAACCATTTACAGACGGAAAAACTTTATACTATCCCAGAGTTAGTTTCGATACTATTGGTACTATCTTAGAACAAGGATTTAAAGAAGTACTTACTAAAGCTAGAGAAAAGAATCCCAAAGTAAGTATCTTTGATTACTTTGATAGAGGCCACGTATTTGGCATATTTCCTAAAAAAGTACAAGATATACGTGACCGTTTGGCTTTAAACACAACAATGGACCCTAAGTCCAGAGATTTATTATTAGGAATTTTGACCGATTTCTATAAAGAATTGGAAAAGCAGGACTTAGAAACCTCTAACTTAAAAGATGAAACTTACGATCTTTATAGTAGGTACAAAAAGAAAAAAGACAGATACGTAGTTGAACTCCAGTTAAAGAATGTTAATCAAGAAGCAGGTAGAGCACAGGGTTTATTGTCTAGAGCAATTCGTAAATTTTTTAATCCTGGATCTTTGCCTGTAAATAAAACTGGATTAAACTTTACTGCTGGCTCAGGTGAGCAGTTTTTAAAGAAGTTAATTGAAGGTAGGGGCTCGCCCTCTCTGTTAGACCTTGTACAAGAATTTGTAACTGACCCTCTAAAGGGAGTTGTTACAAAAGATAAAGAATTTGTGATACCTTTTACCAAGATTAATAGTTCAACCATAAAAGTAAATACCGATAAGCAGCGAAAAGCTATCAAAAAAGAAAAACAAAATGTAAAAAAACTAATTAGTAGCGTTAAATCTGTTGTACCGTATAAAAAATTAGAAATGTCTACAACTAGTTTAGCGACTCTGATGATGCAGATCAATAGCAGTCTGCACGATCAGTTGAAGAAAAACATGGGCACCGGTAATCGTAGAGATGTATTGAATTACCGCTCAGGCAGGTTTGCCAGTTCCGCAAAAGTAGAACGGCTTAGCGAAAGCCGTCAAGGCATGGTAACCGCGTTTTACAGTTATATGAAAAATCCCTATGCGACTTTCAGCCGCGGCGGACGTCAGGATAGACCCTACACCCGCGATCCAAAATTGTTGATTTCCAAAAGTATCCGTGAACTTGCAGGCGCTCAAGTAGCCAACCGAATGAGGGCAGTATTAGTATGAGTAGAAAATCGATAGTTACAGCTCTTGCAGACAAGTTCAAGCTCATCAACGGTGCCGCACCCTACCAGATAAACATATTCGACAACAGTTATCCCTATCTCAAGTTCTGGGATGAGGTCACAGACTTTCCTTGCATCTACCTTACACCCGGTTCAGAGGTTCGTGAGTACCTACCTGGAGAGTTTAAATGGGGATTCTTGTCAGTCTCCCTCAAACTGTACTGCAAAGGCGATGACAGTCAAGATCAGCTGGAAAAACTTTTAGAAGACGTTGAACGTTGCGTGGATCTTAACCGTCAGTTGGTTTATGAAGACACAAACTCTACTACAGAGATCCTAATCACTAGTATAACCACAGACGAGGGTTTGCTAGCTCCGTATGCAGTCGGAGAAATAAATCTACAGGTCAGATATCAGGTCATGTAGAATCCGTGCATAACACACCAAACACAGATAAAGGTCTAGTAGAGGTGTGGTAAGTACACAGCCTAAAAGGAAATAATTATGGCATTAAATTTAGTACGTAATAGCCGAGTTTTCTTTACTACAAACGTCAATAATGACGGAATAGTGATTAAAACAGGCATCACCACCTCTAATACTTTTGAAATTCAGGTATTGGACGGTTTCACATTTTCTCAAAATACAGCCTCAGAGGTTGTTACTTTAAATGAGGCAGGTGCTACACCTGCTCGCGGACAGCGCAGCTTTGCAACAGCTCTAGATCCTGTAGATTTCTCTTTTAGTACCTACATTCGCCCCAAGTTTGTAGAACTTGGTGCCAATGACGAAGTTCAAGCTGAAGAGCAATACTTGTGGAACGCCTTTACAGGCACAGCTGCTATCGGTCAAGTCGGTGCAGGTTGGGTAGCTACAGCTAGCGCAACTCCTGTTAGCACAGTATCTTGGGCCAACTCAAACACACACCAACTACAAAAGTTTGGCATGTTGATTTGGGTTGACAATGTATTATTTACCATTGATAACTGCGCTCTAGATCAAGCTACTATTGACTTTGGTCTGGATGGTATTGCTACTATTGCTTGGACAGGCAGAGGTACAAAGTTAAGTATTTTTGAAGGTACAACTCTAACAGGTAACACATTTGCTGGTACTGATACTTTTTCTGGTACCGCCAGAGCCAAAGATACAACCGCTAAATACCTAGCCAACAAGTTAAGCACTTGCGTAATGGTAAAAGGGATTGATGGATCAGGTACAACATCACACACTATCCCAGTTACTGGCGGTAGTATTACATTTGCAAACAACCTAACATACTTGACACCTGCTAATTTAGGCGTGGTAAATGAACCTGTTACCTACTTTACAGGTACACGTGCTATTAGTGGCAGTATTAGTGCTTACCTAAGAACTGGCGAAAGTAACTCTAGCTCTGATATTTTGAGCGATATTTTGGCCAACTCTGTTACAAGCCAAGCCCAAGCATACGAACTTACGCTTAACATTGGTGGAGGTGCTGGAGCCGGCACTCGCGTAGAAGTAAATCTACCTGCAGCAGTATTACAGGTCCCGTCAATCAATGCAGAGCAGGTTGTTTCTACAACAATCAATTTTGTGGCTCACGCCTATAATGGCACAGCATACGATATTACAGGTACAAACGAGGCAACTCTAAAGTACTACGCAGTAGTTTAATATTCATAGTAGGGCAGAAGTATCTGCCCTACTTTTTAACAACAAGGACATTTCATGACAGAAAACGCAAGCGGCTCTCAAGTAAACCTATCACTAAAGAGTCTTCTAGTACCCAGTAAGACAGTTGAGGTTGATTTTCCTGGATTTACAGAATTTAAAGTTAAATTAAGCTTTCTCAGCCGCGAGACCCTTGTCTCGATACGGAAAAAAGCCACAAAAACAACTTTTAAAAATCGACAACCAACAGAAGAACTTAATGACGAATTGTTTTTACAACTTTACGTACAAGCAGCGGTCAAAGGTTGGTCTGGCTTTAAATTAAGCTATCTGGAACAACTAGCGCCAGTAGATCTTGAAGGTCAAGACATGAACAGTGAGCTGGCATTCACAGAAGAAAATGCGCTTTTCTTAATGAAAAACAGTAGTAATTTTGATGCCTGGGTTTCGGAACAAGTAACCGAACTGGGAAACTTTCAGAGCAGCAGTACAAAGAAGTAGTAGATAGTTTAAAAAACTATTTAGAAAATTCAAAAGTGGGCATGACAAGAGATCAATACCTTGAAATGTGCGAAATGATGAACAGTGCCCCCAAGGATTCAGAAATACCACTAGAATTTTCAGATCTTGTATTGGAAGCTCAAGAAGTATTACAGATCTACAATATACTGCAAGATCAATGGGACTACATGGGCGGCAACTATATAGGTAAAAATTATACTTATATTGATGCAGTCTTCCAGATCTACAATGTAGATCTGGAGTTGAGAAAAACGTACCTTGAGTTATTGGTAGTAATAGATAACACACGCCAAAAGCAGATCCAAGACAGTAAGCCAAAAGACAACAAAGCCCGCTAAATGCGGGCTTTTTTGTTTGCCAAGAAAAAATTACTGCTTGACAAAGTACCCCAGCAGTGGTATAATTTGTAGGTCTTGAGTATAGAACGCTCAAATTTTTTATTGCCAGGAGAATTTATGGCAGATAATAGCAGTACATTTACCCTCCGAGTTAAAACAGAGGGCATGCAAGAGGCCAAGCAGGACTCTCAAGCCATCAGAAATAATCTAGAAGGTGCCCAAAAAGCAGCTTCTGGCACAGCTTCGTCCAAAAGAATGGCCAGTAGTGCTGCCGCACAGCCAACGGGCAAGGCAGGAGCGTCTGCTGGAGTTTTTACTGGCCAAGAGGTAGAAAACTACAATCGGGCCCGTGGTGCAGCTGGTGCAGCTGGCGGTACTGCTCGTGACTTTGCAGACCAAGCCCGTGGGCTTGGTGGATTGGTGCGTCTGTACGCAACTGTTGCAGCTAATGCATTTGCTGCCGCGGCAGCTTTTGGTGCTTTAAGCCGAGCTATGGATACCAGCAACATGGTCAAAGGATTGGACCAGCTCGGTGCAGCCAGTGGTGTAGCTCTGGGCAATTTGAGCAAGAGACTGTTCTTAGCCACAGATGGTGCAGTCAGTCTACGTGAAGCTATGGAAGCCACAGCTAAAGCTACTGGAGCAGGTCTTAGTACTGACCAGATCCTAAAATTGGGCGAAGTGGCAAAGAAAGCCTCACAGACCCTAGGCGTAAACATGACAGACGCGTTGAGTCGGTTAAGTCGCGGTATTACAAAATTAGAGCCTGAACTATTAGACGAACTGGGCATTTTCGTAAAGATTGACGATGCCGCATCAAAGTACGCTCTTAGCGTTGGCAAGAGCACTAGTGCCCTAACAGATTTTGAACGTCGTCAGGCTTTTGCGAATGCTGTGTTGGATCAGGGCAATAAAAAGTTCGGTGAAATAAATATTGACATCAATCCCTACACAAAACTAGCAGCCACTTTTCAAAACCTAACACAAACCATCCTTGAGTTTATAAACAAGGGGTTAGCTCCTGTAGCACAAATATTTGCTGATAACTCTGTGTTGCTTGGCGCGGCTTTTGCTTTTATAGCTACCAAAGTTTTAAAAATGGCTATTCCCGCATTGGGCGAGTGGCAAAGCCAACTGGTAAAAACTGCGCAAACCGCAAAAGAAAAAGCGCAAGCAATAAATACTGCATTCGGTGAGGCTTGGGTAGATCGTTGGGAAACTCGGTTAAAACTTCCCGAACTTAGAGCAGGTGTTAAAGTTGCCACAGATGAATTAAAAAAAGTTGCACTACCTGCTGATGCTAGTAAAAATGTACAAGCAGGATACCAAACGTTATTACGCGGCGAGGAGCTTTCTAAGACTCAGTTAACTGCAACAACTCGTGCAATGAGTATCAAGAAGAAAGAGTTAGAAGCTCTTGGGGACGCACAAGACAAACAAAGCAAGAAACAAAAATTAGCTTTAGAAAGAGAAATTAGTAGCTTAGAAAGAATCATAGCTCTTAATAAACAAAGACAGGCATTAAGCTTAGCAGAAGGCAAAATAGAAACAGCAGCTGGAGCACAGCCGGGCATTCTAAGTGGAGAAGCTGCTAGAAATAGAATAGCAAAAGGAGCATCCACTACCGCTATAGCCCTTGCAGAATTGGCAGCAATACCAAGCCAAACCATGGAAAAAGGCTTTATGGATGCCATGAAAAACATGAAGGCCAATCTTGAAAAGCAGGGAGTTGGGTTTGTCAAACGTTGGTCTACCTTGGCAGTTGGAGCTCTTGCCAGTGCTACTGCTGCCATAGGAACATTTGTAGCCTCCATTACAATGTGGATTGGTGTATTTATGGCTGTTGGTTTCGCTATCTATGGGGCATTAAAGTATTTTAGTGCTACTAAGAAAGAAAGTGAACTAACAGCGGAAGCAATAACCAGATTAGAAGACGCATCAAAGAGTGCGGCACTTACCTTGGAAAAGTTGTCGATGTCTAAAGATCCGTTGGAGTCTTTGAGCGTTCAGACAATCCAGGCCAGAGCAAACGCACTAAAAGAGTTGGGAGACAGTGCAGCACTAGCAGTTAAGAGAGCCTTTGATGAAATATCAAAGATGAATGCGGGTGACAAGCTTTTAAACTTTGTTTCCAAATTATGGAGCGGAGACGTACAAACAAAACTTTCCGAAGGCCTGGCCGACAGCATTAAAAACTCTTTTAGACTAGCAGAAGATACAAAACTTACTCAAGAAGCTAAAAAATCGATAGAGGCCATACTTGGTACATCTGTTCAAAGTGCTAACTTGGAACAGGTAATTAAAAAGGTCGCCGCTAGTGGAGATGATGGAAAATTAAAAGAAATAGTAAAAATTATTGAAAACATGGGAAATGCAGCAGCTGTAAGTGCTGCAAAAGGTACAGAACTAAAAGAAAGTTTTGCAAAAGTTACCACAGGTATTCAGGAATTTAATAAGAGTATACTACCAACCGATAGCCTTTCAAAGATAGCTCAAGACAGTGCTGTAGCAGCCCAAAAGTTGGGCGTGGCCTTAGCCGATCCAGTGCAAGCCTTAACAGCAATGAAAGACATTTCTGGCAACATAGATATGTTGAGTATCTTTCCTGCTGATGTTGCTAAAACTTTGATGAGCTATAATACTGAATTAACAAACATAGTTCAAAGAACAGCAGATGCCAAAAAAGCTACAGAAGCTTACGACAAACAGATAATAGAACTAAGCAAAGATATAAAAACACTTGGTCAAAACTACCAACCAGGAAGTGAAACAGAAGCAAGAGTTAATGAAATAAAGAGACAAATTGAAGAATTAGAAGGCAAAAAAGTACAGCTACGGGTTGAAATACAAACTGATACTGGTGCTATAAGAGGTGTTTTTGATCAGGCAGTAAGAGCCAGTTTAATTACTTCAGCAGATATGATGGCTGCAAGATTAGCGGCTGAAATAAGTAAAGCACAAACTGTTGTAAAAGGTGCGTTGGCTGGCTTACTAGGAGATACTGTAGGTGGTATTAGACAAAGAGCAGAAATAGAAAAAGAAGGAATCCGTGCAAGCATGGAGGTAACCCGTCAAAGTTTCAATTTAGCTAACAAAATGGAAGAGCTAAAGATTGAAATGGAGCGTAAGAGACTTCAAGATGAAAAGCTATTCCTTGAAACCAAAAAAGTACAGTTTGGCATATCAGAAGAAGAAGAAACTAAATTAAAGAATATCGGCAGCAGACTCCTAAACTTAGACAGACAGGAAAACATAGTAAAAGGCAGGGGATCACAAAGTTCCCAACAATTGGCCAGACAAGGAGCTGATGCAGATGTAATAGCCTTACAACAACGTTTTGAAGGTTTCAGAACAAGTTTAGCAGGTGCAGCTGCAAGTACAAAAGCAATCGATATAAAAGCAGAGTACGAAGTAAGAAGAAAAGTTTTTGAATTAAACCAAAAAGATTTTCAACTACAAGTAGACGCCGCAAACAAACAAAAAGATATAGCCTCTATAGTTAGTGGTATTTATGGTATTGAAAATCAAAGTGCTCTAAACGCAAAGATACAAGCCGAAAACACTGCCCAACAACTAACCGATGAAAAAACTAGAAGAGCTTTAGTAGAAGCGACAGATGAAAAAGCCGATCTATATGTAAGAGCATTAAATGAGGCTTCCAAAGCAAAGGGCAAACTAACCAAGCAACAAGAAAAAGAATTAGAAAATTTTAAGTTAGCACTAATAGAATCCGGCAGAGAAGTAGACAGATTTGACGAGGGATTAAAACTTCGCACTGAGCTCAAAAAAGTCAATGATGATATTCAAAAACAACAAAGCAAATCTGCAGGACTTGAAAAGGAAGCAGAATTTCAACAAACAAGCTTAAAAAATGCCGAAGAATTGGCAAAAATCTCCATTGACAGTAAGAAACAAGAATTTGATGCTCTTGTTGCCGCAGGTAGACTTAGTGAAGAATATGCTGCTAATAGATTGGCTGATATTGCAGCTGAAACTCAAGCATTGGCTGTTCAATCACAACTAAGAGAGGCAGCCGCAGTACGTGATGCAGCTCTGAGAGCAGCATTAAGTAAAGCTGCACAGGCAGAAATTGCTGGTGAAGATCAGGAGTCAATTACTGCCATTCGAGTTGCTGAAGAAACCCGAGCTATAGAAGCATACAACGCTAAAAAAGTAGCAATAGATGCAGCAAATAGGTCTGCAACTCGAGCTATTGAAATTACAAAACAGCAGAGCCTAGAAACAGCCAAACAAAACGAAGAACTCAAAAAGCAAGCAGAGATCCTAGGACTTTTCGAAGGCATTGCAGACACTCTAGGACAAGCATTTGGTAAGGCCGGTGAAGTGTTGGGTAAGTTTGTGGGTACTATTAGTCAAATAATTGACAACCAAGAAACCTACAACAAAAAACGCGCTGAGCAATCTAGAATTATTGATGAAGTAGCCGAAAAAGAAAAATCTGGTTATCTAAGTGCTGATGACGTCGCCAAGATGAATCAGGCAACTAAAACTCGTAATGACTTGGACAAGAAAAACGCCAAAGACGAACTAACTAACAACGCAAAAATTTTGGGCAGCGCTAAAACCTTATTCAAAGAAAAAACAGCTGCTTATAAGATACTTTCAGGCATGGAAAAAGCTATGCACATTGCCAGATTGGTAATGGATGCCAAAGAACTTGCTTCAAATTTTGCCAAAACTGGTGTATCTTTAGTAGAGTCTGGTAAAAGAATGTTTGCCTATGGACAAGAAGCTATTACATCAGCACTTAGGCTACCACCTCCTGCAGGTTTTATAGCCGGAGCAGCAATGGCAGCTATTGTTGCCAGTATAATTGGTAAAACTATCGGTGGCAGCGTGTCAGCACCCGCACCTGGAAGCTCATCAGCCGATCGCCAAGAAACCCAAGGAACTGGAATGGCTTGGAGAGAGGGCCAAAAAGTTGAAACTGGTGGCGGAGTGTTTGGGGATTCAGAGGCCAAGAGTAACTCTATAAGAGATTCCTTGGAAATGATCAAGGACAACTCTGTAGACGGCTTGAGCTATAATAACGAAATGGTGAACCTACTCACTAGTATTGATAAAAATATTGGCAAAGCTGCTGTAGGATTATTTGGTGTAAAAGGGCTACGAGCAAATACCGCGTTTGGCACTGTTGAAGGCACTAAGAGTGGTGGCGGTCTATTTGGCACCGGACTGTTTGCCAGTAAAACAACTAGTCAAATCACAGACAGTGGTATTTTAGTCAAAGGTACTTTTAGACAGTTAGCTGGTGAAATAGACGGTGCAGTTGTTCAATTGTACGAAGACGTAACTAAAACCAAGAAAACTTGGTACGGAAGAACTAAATCTTGGACTGAGAGAAGCACTACAGAAATGCCACAGGCATTACAGTATATAAATGACATATTTTCTCAAAGCACTGAACTATTTATCAACTTAGGATCTAAATTAGATATGGGATCCGAACAGATCTATGCTGCATTAGACAATATGGGTTCAATAGATTTTGAAGGCTCTCTGCGCGGTTTAAAGGGTGAAGATTTTGAAAATGAACTTCAGGCATTAATAAGCACACAATTGGGCAATGCTTCTAGGGCTATTTTTGGTACCCTAGTCGACGAGTTTAAGCAGTTTGGTGAAGATGCATTACAAACAGTTATTAGAGTACTTGATCAGACTGAAAAAGTCAACCAAGTACTTAAAAATCTCAACGTAGCAGCTCCAACAGACAGATTACAAAATATCAGATTCGCTGATACTTTGGTAGAATTATCTGGTGGCATAGAAGAGTTTGTAAGCCAAAACAAGTTCTTTACTGAAAACTTTTTAACTGATGCTGAAAGACTAGCACCAATACAAAAAGCAGTAACAGAAGAACTTGGTCGTTTGAACCTGAGTTTTGTCGATACCAGAGAAGAGTTCAAAGCCCAAGTAATAGCGGCTTTAGCATTAGGTGATGCGGGTGCTGAACTATACACCGCACTGATGAGGTTAGCCCCAGGCTTTGCAGAAGTTACAAAAGAAGCCAAAGCTGCAACTGCTGAATTATCTGCCGAAGACCTAGTGGCTAAAATCAATCAAACCAGAGTTAAAGCCCTGCAAATTCAAGCTCAGATTTCCGGAAGAGAAGCAGACGCTTTAGCGGTAGTAACCCTACAACGTGAATTAGAATTAGCTGAACTAGATAAGTATCCAGAAGTTCAAAGAAACATCCTAAAGAACAATCAAAATTATATTTATGCTCTTGAAGATGAACTGGCGGCAAAAGAAAAGCTGGTAAAAAGAAGAGATCTATTAAAGAATACAATAAATACATTAACAAAGTCAATAGAAACACTGGCTGCTTATAAAAATACTTTGTTATTGGGTGACACTTCGGTGTTGTTGCCCGTAGACAAGTATCAACAAGCCAAAACACAGTTTGAAGATTTATTGACTACTATCAATAAAACACCAGGCACTGAAGCTGAAAAATCTGCACAACTAGAGGCAGTGAATAAGTTACCACAAGTTGCTGATTCCTTCCTACAGGCCTCGAGAATTATTAATGCTAGTAGTGGCCAGTATACAAGTGATTTCAAAAGTGTTACAGATGCTTTAGATCAAACTAGCGGTGTACTAACGGGTCAAAAAACCGACGCTGAACTGCAGTTAGAAGCAATAAAAGAGCAAGCAATAATATTAGATAATATAGCAGAAAGCTCAGCTACTACTGCTGATTTAATAGAAAAGTACTTAAATGCTGTAAATGTACGTAATGAGACCGGAAGTACACTAGGACCACCTAGCCCAACCGGTACCAATACTACTCCTTTAGATACTTCAGTAGCCAACGCTTTAACTGCTTTGGCAACAGAGTTTAAGAACTTTAAGGAGTCCATGATGGGTGCTGAAGGTTTTCCAAGTATCAAAACTGCTTTAACTGGAACAGGCGGAGTTAAAGACGCTCTAACTGGAACAGGCGGAGTTAAAGACGCTCTAACTGGAACAGGCGGAGTTAAAGACGCCCTAACTGGAACAGGCGGAGTTAAAGACGCCCTAACTGGAACAGGCGGAGTTAAAGACGCCCTAACTGGAACAAACGGAGTTGTAGCCGCAGTAACAGATGTTAGTAAAGAAATAAAAATTACTAGAAATGCCGATGTTGCTCAAACAAGTGCCCTTGTAGATACAATTGCTACTAGTTCTCAGTCAGTTGCAACCGCAGTTGTAGACACAGCCAACAACACTACTAGTTACCAAGACTATAGTACTAGAACACAAGTAATAATTGGTAGGTATGGGTTGGATAAGTATGTTATAAACCAACCATAGTTTTATATAACAACAAGGAGAAAAAATGCCGTATAGTCAAAATTGGTTGGAAGATCCATCTGCAACGAGAGTAATCCTTGTAGTTGCTACAATTTATAAAGTTAAAGCACCTGGCATAGGAGACGTAAATCTCTATTTTTCAACAGGTGGGTATAATACTACCGATGGTCTTGCGGTATTTACTCCTGTGATTGCCAATCGTTTAACCCTTTCAGAGTCGCTGTCGAAAGACGGTGGCTCTGTTGGGATGACTTTTGGTGATATTGAAATTCATAATTTAAATGGCGAATTAGATATATATCTGGATCCAACAGAATACATATGGAGCAATCGACCTATTAAAATATACTATGGAGATCCAGGCTGGACCTCTACTTTGCCTAATTTATCCACAGAGTTCTTGACCATATTTGATGGTATAATGGATGATATAGACAGTAGATTGATCAGAGCTGTCAACATAAAAGTACGAGATAAGCTGGAACGGCTAAATGCTCCGGTAATTGAAAATAAGATTGGAACATACGGAACTTGGGCAGGCGGTCAAAAAAATCAAGACCAACTTAGACCAATCATATTTGGAGAAGTGTTTAATATTACTCCAGTTTTAATCGATCCTCGAAATTTGGAGTATATGGTAAATACCAGTGTTCCAGATCAAGTAGTAGGGATTGCCACAAATGGTGCCTGTGAAAATATCATAGAAATAAGAGATAATGGTGTTCCTATATACGGAACAGTAAATGCTACCAGTATAATTAGGGGTTCAAAGTACACGATTAAAACTCTGGGAACTACAAATTTTGTAAACATAGGTGCCAGTTCTAACACTGTGGGAGTGGAATTTACAGCTACAGGTACAGGTACTGGTAGCGGTACTGCTACTATTGCTGGCGCATATGTTGATCTTGCCACAGGAACTTTTAAATTACGAGCACCTCCAGTAGGTACTATTACTGCTAGTGTTCAGGGTATTCAAAAATCAACAAACCTGTCCTCTGGCGCAGCACAGACTACATATGTAAATACTGTTGCAAATTTAATAGCTACCATAGTAACACAGTTTGGAAAAAGTAGTACTAGATTAGGTGCGTCGGATGTAGATTGGACAAACTTTAATACTTTTAATACTACCAATGGGGCTCAGGAAGTAGGGGTTTATTTGGGCGGTACAGAAAACGTACTAGTAACATGTCAACAAATAGCCAGTAGTATCGCTAGTCAAATAGTAATGTCTAGGTTGGGTAAGTTGCAGATATATCAATTTGGAGCCACGTCTTCAACAGTTTTTACAGATGTTGGAGTAGATGACATGATATTTAATAGTTTAAGTATTTCAAATAGATATGCTGTGCAAGCTGCAGTAAAGTTAGCGTTTGCTAAAAATTGGACTGTACAAACAGACTTACTAACCAATATACCTTATGCAAATAAAGAAAATCTGGCAACTGAGTGGCTAACAGCAACAGGTAAAGACGAAACCGTAAAATCTAATTATAAACTAGATGTTGACCCGCTGCAAATAGATACAATGTTGATAAGCGATATAGATGCTTCTGCGGAGGCGTCTAGACTACTAAACTATTACAAAACTGTTAGAACATGCTATAAATTTACTGGAAAATCTAAATTATTGAGTTTGACTCTTGGCAGTACTGTAAATTTAAAACATCCAAGATTTAATCTCTCTGCTGGTAGGTTGGGTCAAGTTATATCACTAAATCCCGACTGGTTGTCTGGAAGAGTTGAAGTAGAGGTTATTATATAATGGCAGTAACTATCAATACAAGACAGTTGATGCTGGAAAGCAGCACTTTTAGAACAAATGTTTCTGACTGTGTTATTTCTGCCAGCGACAACCAATTTATAAGACTAGAATCAAGCGGTACTATTACTCCTGCGGCTATTACGTTAAATGCCATTGTATATAACATTGTTAATCCCGCATATATCTGGGAGTATAAAAATAATGCCAGTAGTCCCACAGATTGGACTGTAATATCTGGGGCTACATCTAGCAGCCTTTCAATTACTAGTACTCAGATTAATACCTACAAAGGCACAGACGGTACAGAAGTGATCTTTAGAGTCACCACTTCAGATAGTGTTAACACTGATATAAAACCAAGTTCTGCCGTACAAGTAATAGACTACTACGATGAGTTAAATGATGTAGTATCCATTATCAATAACAGCACAAATATTGTTTTAGCTTGCAATACTGCGGGAACTCCCAATTCGCTTACTAATACCGGTCTTAGTTTGCAAGTAACAATAAATGGTAAATACTTACCGTATTCTACAAGTGGGGCTAATAGTTGGAGTATAGGTACCCCCACTATTACGCCGAACAGTGTCACCTTAGGTACTGGCGGCCCATCGGGCGATAACCTTACATATACCTACAATAATATAACAGCAATTACCGCTGATGAGGTATTAGTGTCTTTTCCTATTACCATACGTAATAGTGCTGGAATTAACAGAACAGTAAGAAATACTGTACAAAAATTTATAAAGAATAGACCCGGGGCCCCCGGCCTTAGTGTTGTACTTACTAACGACAGCCATGCAGTACCTTCTAATACTGACGGGTCTAGCCCAATTCTAACAGGTAGTGGAACTGATATTTATGTCTATGATGGAGCCACTCAACTAACCTACGACGCAACAGGTATAGCAACAGGAACTTGGACAATATCAACAGGTATAGTAAGTAATGTAACACCTGGTACTTTTAGCGATCAGGGAGCGTTTGCTAGGTCATCAGACCTAACAGCAATGGTAGGCGATACCGGATATATAACATATAATATTTCTGGAAAAACTCTGATTGGTACAAATTTTTCTTTTACTAAAACTCAAACGTTTAGTAAAGCTAAAAACGGGCAAGCAGCCACTTGGTATGACATAGTGAGCAGTACCCCTGTAGTCTACAAAAATTCTCCATCAAACACAGTTACGGGCGCATTTTCTCCTATTAGAGTAGATGGATACAAATACGTTGGTGATACAAAAGCCCTGTATGGTTGGCTAAAAATAACCCCATTTATAAACGGTATCGCCCAAACTCCTGGATACATCTATAACAGCTATAACAGTACTCCTGATAGCACAGACCAAGCTACCTCTTATACAGTAACTCTACATGACAATACCAACCCCAGTGCTACTCCTGTCCAAGTAAACGGTTCCCCAATTTTAGATACACAAGAGTTTAGAGTAGCATTTAAAGGTAATCCTGGCATTGACCCAGTATTTATAGATCTAACAAACGATAATGTAACTATAGCTACGGCTTTTGACGGTAGCGGCGGAAACTATGCTAATGCTAGCAGTAACGTGATATTGACTAGCGGCACTACCAGTGTGCTGTCCTCAGCCACTATTACTATAACACCCAGTACGGGGGTAACATACAACCACACTAGAAACGGTACTACTACCAGTGGATTAACTACCGCGGCTAACTTAGCTCTTGGTACAACAACCCTAAATATAGCAATAACTGCTTTGAGTCAAGATAACGGTACACTGACAGTTGCCGCAACTTTTGGTTCAATAGTATATACTGTTATATTTACTGTATCAAAAGCCAAAGGTGGTGCTAATGGAGAACCAGCAGTAGTTTATGAAGTAGAGTCTAACTCAAGTTTTGCACTTAATCTTAATACATCGTCCATAACTCCGTCTTCAGTACTCTACAGTGCTTGGTCTACCACAGGTACAGCAGCTAGAGCTAGTTTTGGTAATGGAAGTATAGTTGTACAAAGAAGTGCAGACGGCATTACTTGGACTGGTATCAGTACAACCAATGCAGGCAGTGTGTCACTATCAAGCGGTAGTTTGGCAGCTACAGACAGGTTTGTAAGAGCTATATTATACACGGGACCTAATTCTACTGGTACTATAGTAGATCAAGAAACTACTCCTATTGCCATAAGCGGGATTAACGGGGCTAACGGTACCAGCCCCATAATTATAGATCTGTCAAACGACAATGTCTCAGTAGCCACCGCTAATAATGGTACCGGCGGAAGCTACACCAGTGCTAATACCGACGTTACACTGGTTAGCGGTACTTCAAGCGTTTTGTCTTCAGCAACATTTACTATCACTCCTAGCGCAGGAGTAATCTATAGTTATACTAGAAACGGATCGGTAGTTACTGGCCAGACTACAGCTGTAAACCTGGGAGTTAGTACTACTAGTTTAAATATTGCTATTACTGCTTTGAGCGGAGATAGCGGAACCCTTACTGTTGTAGCAACTTATAATGCAGCAACTTATACAGCAATATTTACTGTATCTAAAGCAAAAGCCGGAACAGATGGTTCTCCAGCTACAGTTTATGAAGTAGAGGGCGGCACAAATTTTAACTTTAATATAAATACTGGAGCAATAACACCATCTTCGGTCACGTACAACGCGTATTCAACTACAGGCACATCAGCCAGAACTAGTTTTAGTAGTGGTAGTATTATAATACAAAGAAGTACCGACGGTACTAATTGGACCACTGCAACTACAGTTAATAGTTCCAGTGTTGCTTTTTCTAATGGCAATTTGACCTCTTCTGACAGATTTGTAAGAGCAATATTATACAGCCAACCAAGCGGCGGCGGCAATATTGTGGATATAGAAACTACTCCTATTGCCATAAGCGGTATTAATGGATCTAACGGCACCAGTCCTGTATTCATAGATTTATCAAACGACAATGTCTCGGTAGCTACAGCCAGTGACGGCACCGGCGGAAGTTATACTAGTGCTAATACTGACGTTACATTGTTTAGTGGTACTTTAAGTGTCCTGTCTTCGGCAACATTTACTATCACTCCTAGCGCAGGAGTAATCTATAGTTATACTAGAAACGGATCGGTAGTTACTGGACAGACTACAGCTGTAAACCTGGGAGTTAGTACTACTAGTTTAAATATTGGTATTACTGCCTTGAGTGGAGATAGCGGGACCCTTACTGTTGTAGCAACTTATAATGCAGCAACTTATACAGCAATATTTACTGTATCTAAAGCAAAAGCTGGTACTAACGGTGCTCCTGCTACAGTTTATGAAGTAGAATCTAATGGTTCTTTTGCAGTAAATGTCAATACCAGTACTATAACACCGTCTTCTGTTAGTTATAGCGCATTCTCGACCACAGGTACGTCCGCTAGAACTAGCTATAGTAGCGGAAGTATAGTTCTACAAAGAAGTGGAGACGGTACTAATTGGACCACTGTTAGTACAACTAACGCAGCTAGCGCCAGTCTTAGTAATGGTAGTTTGGCATCTACAGATCGATTTGTAAGAGCTCAACTATACACAAACCCTGGCGGCGGTGGCACTTTAGTAGATGTAGAAACTACTCCTATTTCTGTAAGCGGAACCAATGGAAGTAACGGTAATCCGGGCTCCCCAGGCGGTCCAGGACCTAGAAATGTACAAATTTACTACTATTACACAGTAGGAACAAGTACTGCGCCCAGCGCACCTAGCACCAGTCAGTTAAGTTATAATTTTAGTAATAATACTGCTAGTAGTACCAATGCAAATTGGACAAATACATTTCCGTCTCCTAACGCTGGCCAGAATACACAGTTAAATAAATACTGGGCTATACTTGTTACTTTTAGTGAGAGCACCTATGGCGGCTCACAAAATACTCCTGTTATAGTAGGACCTTTTAATTGGCTTAATTTTGATGGTTTAGTAACTTTTACCAATCTAGCTAATAGAACTAATGCAGCAGGAAATGTAGCCACTTTTATTGATGGCGGCGCAATAACAACAGGTACTATTTCAGTAGATAGTATAAAGTCAGGCACAACCAGTACCGCTTCAGGAAGAGTTTTTGGTTTAGGCGTTAATGCCAACCTTAATGGTCAGTTAGCAAGTATAATCGCAGATGCTCTTTCTCCTGCGCCTACAGGTACAAGCGGGGCCTGCTTTACTTCTAGTGTAGTCAGTGGTTATGGTGCACTGATTGGAGCTACTGAGACTCCTGCTTCAAATGGTGCTTTAGGAGTTTATAACGCTAAAACTACTGCCTACAATACCTTTAATTGCGGAGTTACCATTGGATTAAATGATAGAGTCGCATATGGAAGACGTGTTAATAGTAATTTAAGTAATGTAATTACCGACTTTTCGTTATCTCATACAGATTATGGTGGTTCTTTTGCTTATCATAATGCTGCAGGCACAGCCGGCACTGGGGCGACTAAATATGCAACACTTGCTACTAGTAGCTACAGTGCATATCTTTTTGGTGATGCGTACTGTGTAGGAAGTATATTTGCAACAGGTAATGTGGTAGGATATGCTACTTCCGATAAGAGACATAAAACTAACATTAAAAACATACCAAATTGTTTAAATATAGTAAGTCAAATCAACGGGGTTAGCTATACTTGGACTGATAAATACTATAACGGTCTTCCAGCAGAAGCACATAAACTGGTAAAGAAAAACGAGATTGGTGTTATTGCCCAAGAAGTCCGAGAAGTACTACCAGAAATAGTAAACGAAGACGATGACGGTATGTTGGCCGTTAATTACGAAAGAATAGTGCCTGTTCTAATAGAGGCAATAAAGGAGCTTAAATTGAGAGTAGAAGTTTTGGAAGGCAGACAAAATGGCTAATTACAACGAAACAACCACAATTGGTACCGTTTGGAAAAGAGCTTTTAGATTGTCTATTGAAAACCCGCTGGACAGCAATCAGCAAAAATATATTAAAATTTTTGAAGAAAATGTAGTAGATATTGGTGGTAGGACTCTACGTGAACCCGTGGGAACTATAGATGTTTTTTACAATCCTTCAGAGGTGATAGAACTAAGAGATGTAAACACCGGAGAGTTTAGTTCTAGTAGTGTTTCACAGGCTTATCTATATCAAATATTGTACAGCCTGTACCGCAACAAAGCAATAGAACGGGATAATACTCCAGATGACTTTACCATCTAGTGGTCAGATTGCACTGAGTAATGTAAATGTGGAGCTTGGTTACGGCTCAACGCAATATATTACTTTGAATGATACTTTGGTAAGAAATTTGGCAGCACGTCCAACTGCTGGTTCTATTATAAGTATGCCTTCAGATTTTTGGGGTAAATCTGCAGTAACTACAACCTATTCCCTAACAAGTAGTAGCCCAAATGTTAATGAGGGCAGTAGTGTAACTTTTACTATTGGTGGTACACAAATTACTAACGGCACATACTACTGGACCGTTAGTAATTTTGGCGACTTTGGAGTTGCTGGAGGAAGTGTTGTAGTTACTAATAATTCCGGATCTTTTTCAGTCACACCAACTGCAGATAACCTAACAGAAGGTGCGGAAACTTTTTATGCCTTTTTAAAATCAGGAAGTACTTCAGGACCTATACTAGCCACAAGCAATGTAGTAACAATCAATGATACAAGTCAAACACCTGGTAGTAGCTATACTATATATCCAAGTGTTTCCAGCGTAAATGAAGGCGGTACTGTAACTTTTACTGTTGGTGGCTCAAATATTACTAACGGCACATACTACTGGACAGTTACTAATGCTGGAGATTTCAATACTAGCTCCGGATCTTTTAGTATAAATAGCAATAGCGGATCGTTTTCGGTAACAGCAACTGCTGACTTAACAACAGAAGGTAACGAAAGTTTTACTGCAAGTGTCCGTTCTGGCAGTATTTCCGGACCTGTACTGGTAACAAGTTCCTCTGTTTTAATTAATGATACAAGTCAGACGCCACCACCTGCTACCTACACTATATCACCAAGCGCTTCCAATGTTAATGAGGGCAGCACTCTGACTTTTAATGTAGGCGGCACAAATATTGCTAATGGTACCTATTACTGGACAGTTACTAATGCTGGAGATTTTAATACTAGTTTCGGATCTTTTAGTATAAATAGCAATAGCGGATCGTTTTCGGTAACACCAAACTCTGACCTAACAACAGAAGGTAACGAAAGTTTTACTGCAAGTGTCCGTTCTGGCAGTATTTCTGGACCTGTACTGGTAACAAGTTCCAATATTACAATTAATGATACTAGCGGTAATCCAACTGTGTTTACTCCTTACCCTAATCTTGGAATTCCACCAAATAGTGTAGTACCGGCTTCCAATGCTCGTACTTCACTCAGCAACACTAACAGTTTTGGTATAAGAAACCGTTTAACGTTTATTAAACAAACTACAAATGTACGGGGCACTTTTAGGCAGTCAACTAGTATTTTTAACCAAAATTTTAGTGGAACATTTACCCCCGTTGGAGGTACTCCTTATGGCATCGGCCCCTTGCCTAGCTCGCCGGCAGGCTTTCTAAAATTTACTTTACTTTCCACTAGTGGAACTATTTCAAACAATACTACTCCAACAGCTTGGACACAGATTACAACAACTGGGCCAGAGATATCCGTAAATCGACCAGGCGTCAATAATCCAGCATCTGTAGGAACATCTGAAGCCACTTTTAGAATAGACTATTCTCCTACAGGATCTGATGGGAATATTACAGCGACTACTACTGTAATAATGCGTATGACAATAACTTAATTAATAATTGACAGGAGATTAGTGTGCCAAATTTAAGAATTATTTACCAAAATCAAGTAGATCTATCTACTACTACTATTACATCTTCTAGTAACCAAACCGCATCTACTACAGTAAGTAATCTTAGAACAGACACTAAGAGTTTGGTATGGAGAACTGTACCAACTACATCCTCTGGTACGCAAGTATACGGCAATCTTATAGTAGATTTAGGATCCACAAAAACTGTGGGTGGTGTGGTGTTGGCTTTTACAAACTTAAATAGTAATACTGCTACTATACGTGTTAGAGGATACGCCACTGCACCAATTCATGCAGGTGACTTAGTAAATACCCCCGATGTACTTGGAACCAGTATATACGATACCGGCAACGTTCAGTGTTGTCCTTGGAATTCACTAAGCCTACCTAGTTGGGGAACAAATCCAGTAAATTCTTCAAATTACAGTTATGGTGGTGGAACGTATGCAAGAGTATGGTTTCCTAGTTCTAGCGCCATCGGTGTAAGGTATCTAAGTATACAAATTATAGACAATTATGCTACTAGTGGTGTTGGTAGATTTATAGAAGTGTCTAGGCTTATAATAGGCAGTTACTGGAGTCCAAAATATAATACAAGTTTTGGTATGACTAGTGGAATTAAAGATCTAAGCGAACATATAAGAACAGAGAGCGGTGATTTATTAACAGTAAGAGGTCCGCGATATCAAAGCCTAAGTTTTGATATGAATTGGCTAGATACTAGTGATCGCATAGATATGACAAAAATTTTGTTGGGTAACGGCATGAGCAGGCCGGTGCTGGTAAGTCTATTCCCAGATGAAACTACCACGAGTGGTTTCGAAAGAGAAAGGTCTCATCAAATCTATGGAAAGATTGTAGAAGTACCAGGAATCAGCTATATTCATCCAGACATATATTCTGTCGCTTTAGAGATAGAAGAAGTTTAATATTTATATATAAAATGCCATGCCACAAAGCATGGCATTTTTTTGACTTGAATAGTAATTCCTTTAGTGGTATAATAAACCCAAAATTGGTAATACTACAAATTTTAGGAGCAACCCCAAATGGCAACAACATTATACTTTGTACAAGCTGATACACTACCACAGATAAAATTAACTTTATCTGACGAGATATCGAACTCGCCAAAGGATTTAACAGGAAAACAGGTAAGTCTACACGCCAAACCAGCAACTGGTTCTGGTACAGCATTTTCACGGCCTGCAGTGTGGAACTCAGGAACAGAAACCGCGGATAGAAGTGCAGGAATATGCTATATTAAGTGGCTGGCTGGTGATTTAGACAGGCCCGCTGGCGATTATGTTGCTGAAATAGAAATCTACGATGGTACTGTAAATCCGCCTACGCGCGAAACTATTTATGAAATGTTAAAACTAGTGATCAGAGAAGATATTGCGGATATTTAATCTCGTAATACTTCGGTCATTGTCCTCAGCACTGGGAGGTTGATATATGGCTGAAAGTACAGCTAGCTTAGTTTCCTGTATAAAAGCAAACATCGTTAAAGTTTCACAACTAGCTGCAAATGCCACTATTAATCAACAGAGAACAAAAATATTAAATATAGTTGATACAAGTAAAACTAAAGCAACTATAGTTACTAGTCGAGTCATAGCAAACGTAGAATTATTAGGCAGTAGCAGTGTTGTGTTAATATACTGGTAGGATTAAATTATGTTGCTCACTTTATTTAAAGGTGATGGAGCAGGTCTGGGAGTTGTAAACGGCAACTTATCGGCCACAGAGTCTGGATCAGATGTTGGCGCTATAACGGCTAAACTTTTGGTCAAAGGTTCGAGCATCACCACAGAGACTGGATCAGATACTATAGCTATGATAGTTAAGGTATCTGTTAAAGCCTCAATCAGTGCCACAGAAACTGAATCAGATATTGCAGCTATAACGGGCAAGATACTTGTTGGCGGATCGATTAGTGCCACAGAAACTGAATCAGATATTGCAGCTATAACGGGCAATACAGGTACTAGCGGATCGATTAGTGCCACCGAAACTGAATCAGACATTGCAGTTATAACAGGCAAGATACTTGTTGGCGGATCCATCAGTGCCACAGAAACTGAATCAGATATTGCAGCTATAACGGGCAAGATACTTGTTGGCGGATCCATCAGTGCCACAGAAACTGAATCAGATATTGCAGCTATAACAGGCAAGATACTTGTTGGCGGATCCATCAGTGCCACAGAAACTGAATCAGATATTGCAGCTATAACGGGCAATACAGGTACTAGCGGATCGATTAGTGCCACAGAAACTGAATCAGATATTGCAGCTATAACGGGCAAGATACTTGTTGGCGGATCCATCAGTGCCACAGAAACTGAATCAGATATTGCAGCTATAACGGGCAATACAGGTACTAGCGGATCGATTAGTGCCACAGAAACTGAATCAGACATTGCAGCTATAACAGGCAAGATACTTGTTGGCGGATCCATCAGTGCCACAGAAACTGAATCAGATATTGCAGCTATAACGGGCAATACAGGTACTAGCGGATCGATTAGTGCCACCGAAACTGAATCAGACATTGCAGCTATAACAGGCAAGATACTTGTTGGCGGATCCATCAGTGCCACAGAAACTGAACAAGACATTTTTGCTGGGTCTGTTTCAACTGCTCCAGCTATAGAAGTTATTAAACAATATGGAAGAACAGCTGCAACCTATACATTGGGCGTTTTTCTGTATGATGAAAAAATATTAATAACAGCAGAACCGCTGTCTAGTTTAAGTGTTGCTATTACATACGTATCTAAAACTAAGGCATCTTCCATCTATCACCCAGACAAAGCCACTGCTGAAATCATTAGTCCAAACACCGCACTTGACGTATATTTTACTACTACAAAATTATCAGAAATACTTACGTACGGTAAAATTGATTCGGTAGCTGCAGATGGAATATTTCTGCCAGAGCTTGAGAGAATACCTGTAGAAGTGGTACAATTCTCAGACAGCCTGTTTAGAGTAACTTTTAGAGATATTGAAGAAGAGTCAGAGATTTTAGAAATCTATGAAACTTTCTTAGAAAAACCGTTAACAGATACCTATACAACAGAAGATTATCTTGATACACAAACTGACTACTACAGAGATCAAGTAGATTTCACCAGTATATCTTCAGATATACTAATTAATATGTTGTACGATAATTATTTATCTGATCAGTACAGCACTGTAGATCAGTTGTCTAATACTACAGTTAAATCTTTAGAAGATCAGTACAGTATCTCAGATAGTTTTACTTATGTTAATATAACAGGAGTTATTGATCAGTTTGTAACACAAGACTTATTAACTACCGAGTACACTAAAGTTGTAATAGATCAGTACAATATATCAGACATAGTATCAACACAATTAAGTTACTTCAAAGATTTTGCAGATGAATACAATGTATCAGATTTAGTATCTAACAACCCACAAAAAGTAGTAGAAGATAGTTATAGTATAACTGACAATACAATTTATTCGATAGAAAAAATAGTACTCGATCCAGCCAGTATATCTGACAATTTATCACGAATAGTAGATTTTAATCCTAGCATAATAGATCAACTAAATCTTTCTGATAATATTGGTGAAACCCAAATTGACGACGGCACAACCTTTAAATATTCAAAAGACGAAACCGATCAGTATTTTATATCAGACATTCAATACTCTTTAATAACAAAACCTGTAATTGACCAATACAACATTGCAGACCAAGTATTTAGCGATATTGCAAAAATTGTAGCCGATCAGTACAATATTTCAGATAGTCTAAATAGATCGTTAGATTTTTACAGAGATCAAACAGATCAAAGTAATATACTAGATATTCAATATTCTTTGATAGCTAAACAAGAATCAGAAAGTACACAATTTACAGAAAGTAATATTACCAGTGTAAACAAAATAGTTCAAGAGCAAACAAATATTCAAGAAATAGTAGATAAGCAATTAGACAAACTATCTATAGATTATTTTAATATTGGTAGCTCAATATCTACACAAAAAGATTTTTTCAGAGATTTTTCCGAAACCAACAACATATCGGATATAGCAAGACAGCTTGTAAGTAAATCTACACAAGAAGAGTTTAATGTATCAGATACTTATGTGTCCGTCATTAACTTTCTTAGACAGCCTGTTGAAAACCCTGTAATTTCTGATCAACTAGTCTCAACTACTGATTTTCTAAGAAATCCTACAGATGTTGGTAGAATATCTGACAATTTAAACTACATCGCCAATTTTTTCAGAGCACCAGAAGACCCTGTAAATCTATTAGAAATAGTTAATTATAGTGTAGTAAAAGTATTAACAGATACGTACAGCTTGGAAGAAGTAATATCCAATCAAGTAGGTAAGCCACTGACTGATAGTTATCAGATATCTGATATCACTAGCACTGTGGTTGAGTATACTCGAGAATTTTTGGAAGGATTAAATCTAAGTGACGACATTAACGGCGCTGCCACAGACGACGATCAAAATGTTATTTACTTTAAAAACCCTTCTGACGAGTACAATGCCTCCGACGAACTATACAGCAGTATAAATAAAGCCGTACAAGAACAGTATAGTATACTAGACATTATTTTTAGCAGTGTTTTAAAACCAGTACAAGATCAATATAGTGTATCTGATATAGTTTTTACCGAAACTAATTATATTAGGGTGCAAGAAGATATAACAAATGTAGATGATAGCAGATTTTATTCATACAACAAAGTCAATATTGATGAATATAATTTATCAGATACTTTAGTTAATAGCTTAAATAAAGTATCAGTAGATCAGTTTAATATTGCAGAAATAGTACAAACTAACTTTACTAAAACTATAGTTCCAGATATTTTTAGTATATCAGACACAACTTCAGTACAAGCTGATTTTTATAGAAATCCAACAGATCCAACTAATTTGGGCGATCTAGTTGCCAGGTTAGTAGGTAAACCTTTAGAAGAAATAACTAATTTAACAGATATATTATCAGTTACTGTTAACTACTTTAGGTCATTTATTGACGATACTAATATATCCGATTCTCCAATACTAATAGTTAATTACAATCCTGAGTACGATGATTTATTGGTAGGTACAGATTTTACTGAATTTGAAGCTGAATTTTATAGAGAACCTGAAGAACCTTTAAACATAATTGATACTTCACAATATGATCTGTCCAAGCTACTATTAGATGAGTATAATATTAGTGATTTCTATATAAGTACATACAATAAATTTGTAACAGATCAGTCAAATGTATCGGATAACTATACTAGAGTAGTATCGTTTAGTAGAGAGTTTACTGACAATGTAGGTGTTGCCGACAATATTAATAGTGGAAGCTATATAGGTGATACTGGGTATTTTAACTATTCTAAATTTTTAGTAGAGCAAACTACTGTTCAAGAGCTTATAGTAAGTGATATTGACAAACCACTACCTGTGAATCAATATAACATAAATGACGCCATCTCTAATGATATTAGTAAAATCCCAGAAGATCTAACAAATATATCGGACTTAACAGCAATTCAAGCAGAGTTTATTAGAACACCAGAAGATATTAACAATATATCTGAAAGTGCAATTATAGAGTACAGTTCAGAATTGTCAGATAGCTATGTTATATCAGAGGATATAATAAACACTGTTGAAAAGCCATTCTTAGACTACTACTACACAACAGATGTAACTGTATATGTGGTAGACAAAGTTACTGAAGATATCACAGAAATACAAGAAGTAGCAGAAACTCAAGTAGATTTTTACAGGGATCCACTTGATGAAAACAATATTATTGATATTTTTGAAAGTGTATTTGACAAACCAACAGAAGAATCTCTAAACAGTATCGACGTTATATCTTTTGCCACAGACTACTTTAGAGAAGCTTTAGACGACACTAGCTTATCTGACGATACATTAATTATTAACAGTTTTATAAGAGATATTATTGATATCAATACGCTTTCTGACGAACTGTTGTCAGTTATTGATTATATTAGAGAATTCGACGACGTCTTAGACCTACAGGAAATAGTAGAAAATACTGTATTAAAAGAACTAGAAGAAAGTTTTAATCTAGGAGATGAGGCTCTTTTATTAACAGAAGTTAATGTAACGGACAACTATGAGCTCTCGGATACGCTAGACACTGTTATATCATATGATAGAGAGTTATTAGAAGAGTTAAATCTAAGTGATGACATAGACGGCTCAGCCTTAGACGACGATCAAAACTTTAGTTACTTTAAAAATCTATCAGATACTTATAGTTTACTAGACAGTACCCTCAGTTCAGTAGATAAAGGTTTATCAGAGGAGTATTATACTCTATCCGACAATCTTCAATATGATATTAATAAAGCACCTTTAGATTACTACAATATATCAGAAACTTTTGACCGAGCAGCTGAATTCTATAGAGACTACAGCGATCAATTTAATGCAACAGACTTATTAGTATCTGCTACAGACTTCTATAGAAATCCAGAGGAAACAGCATCCTTAACGGATAATACTATCTATAGTACGTTAAAAGTAGTAATTGACTCAAATAACATATCAGAAGATATAGCAAGTAGCATAAATAAACTACTATCAGAACAAACAAATATTTTAGATACTGCTGCTACCAGCTTGTCTTTTATAAGAGATATAAGTGACAACATATTCTTTACAGATGATATAAATGGTTCGTCTGTTGATGATAGTCAAAATTTTACATACTTTAAAAATATTACTGATCGAAATGATGTAGTTGACAGTTTTACAACCAGTACAATTAAAGCTATTCAAGATTCGTACACTTTATTTGAGGACTTACAAACCGCAGTAGAAAAGTCGATATCAGATACATACAGACTATCTGATACTTTATTAACATATGTGGTATCCATCAGAGAGTTTACAGATTCTTACTATATTGCAGAATTAATTAGTGTAGGCAGTAACAAAGTATTTACTGACCAATACACTTTAAGTGATACTACAACTCAAACTGTAAATTATAGCAGACTAGTAACAGATCAATCTAATATATTCGATCAATTTGACAGGCAGGTCAACTATGTACCTAGCCATACAGATCAGTATAGGGTATTAGATAACGTATCCGTAAATGTTGAATTTAATAAATCTTACGAAGACCTATACTCTGCTGTAGATATACTATCCTTGGCTTTAAACAGTGTTACAATTGACCAGTACAATATAAATGATACTATTGCACTATCCTCCAATAAGACAGTACTAGATCTAACCAATATTTCTGATAGCCTTGACACTGCTACATCATTTGCAAGAACTATATTAGATCAGATAAACTTTTCTGACAATATTGGTGGTGCTACAATTAGTGATGGTTCAAATTTCAAGTATTCTAAAAATGAAATTGATCAATATTTTGTACAGGAATTACTAGCGTATCAAGTTAACAAAGTAGTCTCAGATCAATTTAACACTACTGATATAACAGCACTTGATACTAATAAATCCGTTATAGATGTATATTCTGTAACTGATTCTATAAGCAGACAAACTGACTACATCAGAAATATATTAGATCAGCAATATGTGAGCGACACGGTTGATACTCTGTTAGTAGTTATCAGGGAGTTTATCGACTTACCACTCGTTCAAGACATTCCTTTAATTGACTTTAACGTTGGAATTTCCGATAGTTATAATACAGTTGATGAGATATCTAATACTGTTAACAAACGATTAAATGATCAAACTATTACAACAGATAGTTTGAATACTGTATTAAGTTTTGATAGAAACTTTACTGATCAGATAAATACTTCTGATAATCTGAGCGGATCTTCTGTAGACGACAACCAAAATTTCATTTACTTTAAAGATATACAAGATCAAACTAGCACTATAGATTACACGGCTATTAGTACTGTAAATTACCTTTATGACCAACAAGAGGTTGCTGAAGATATATCACTATTTGCTGGCAAAACAATAAGTGATGTTTACGTAGCCAGTGACGTTTTAGAAAGAACAGCCGAGTACTACAGAAGTCTTACAGATCAATTTAGTACTTCAGATACTGTATCTACTCAATCAGCATTTTTTAGATCGCTGTCTGATAACTACAGTTTGTTTGATGTACTAGTAACTGCGACAACATCAGCGCAGGCAGATCAGTTTATAGTAAATGACTCGTCTGAATTTTCTGCATTAAAATCTTTAACAGATCAAGGAAGTTTGTCTGATTCGTTTACCAGAGTTTTAGAGTACAATCAATCCTTAATTGATCAGATAAATTTTTCTGACAATATTGGTGGAGCTACAATTAGTGATGGGTCAAACTTCAAGTATTCAAAAAATGAAACTGATCAATATCTAATATTAGAAATAATATCTAATGATGCAAATAAGGGAGTTTTAGATAGTCAAGATATACTAGATTATCAAGAGCTATTTGTAAATAAAGGACCACTCGATCAAAGTAGTCTATTAGATAATATTTTAATAGATTCAGAATTTGACAGAGTTTTTACTGATCAAGCGGGATCATCCGACAGTATCGGTTTTCAAAATAATTTTTATAGACTTTTTGACGACCAGTACAGTATACTGGATTCTATAACTACTAGTAGCAATAAGCAGTCCTTGGATCAGCTAAATATAGAAGATGGTCAGTACTACACGGTATTTAAAGAATTATTAGATACAAGTATTTTATCTGACGACCTATCTATTGATTCGGAGTTTTACAGAAGTTTACTGGATGTACCTAGAGTAACTCAGCTGATTTCCTTACAAAATAATTTTAATAGAGATTTTGAAGACCAATACACTGTATCAGATTTTGTAAATGTTGTTCCTAACAAAGCAACTATTGAAGAAATAGGTCTTTTAGATACTCAGTATTTTGATATATTAAGAGCACCCACAGATACTCTTAATATAGAAGAATTAACAGAAATATCCTACAACATAGGCTTTTTTGATCAGGTATATGCGTTTGAGAAATTCAGCGAAAAAGATGCGTACGAATTTGAGTTTAATAAAATTAGTGACTACTTGTTCAACGATATTAGTAAAGTTCAAACAGATCAAACCAGCCTGTCTGATTTTGTACTTGCAGATGTCACTTTTGACAGAGAAATTACAGAAACTGCAAGCATAGAAGAGACTATATCCCTGAGACCAAGAATAAGGCTACCAGATTTACTTGTAAGTAAAATATCTTGGGCAATGTATACTCAAGATTATACAGGTGGTTATTTTGCAGAAATGTATCTTGAGGGTACTGGCAGAGAGTATGACGGCACTTATTATAATCTCTACGAGACGTATAAAGATAAGTATAATATTACTGATGTAGCTTCTTTAAGTACACTCTATAATAGGCCGGCTACAGAAAACACAAGTGTATCTGAAGATTTATTTATTGATAACAATGTATCGCCTATAGAAAATCCACTGAACTTTAATGATAATTTATATAATGTTATAACCAAAAACATTTTTGATGAAATTAATCTAAGTGAAAATCTAATAACGCTGGGTACAGGTGACGCATCGCCGGCTGATTCATACGGTATTTCTGACAACCTGTATTATAACACTGAAAAAACTATAGTGGACCAATACAGTATATCAGACTCTATATTGCTTGCTTATATTTCTGGTGTACCACTAGAGGATATTATAAGTTTGACAGATTCCTTGTTTAATACAATAAACAAGAATTTGATAGATCAGCTAAACATAGCTGATGAGATATCAACACAAAGTGATAGCAGTACCACTTCGACAGACAGTTATAATATTGTAGACACTGTTTATCATACAACTGATAAACTATACGAAGATATTACTAATACTACAGATACCTATTACAGCGAAATAGTTAAAAGTATATTAGACCAATTAAATATATCTGATTTTACAACAATAGAAAAATCTGAGAATGCTGCTCCACAGGATAGTTCTAGTATTACAGATACAACATATTGCATTGTAGACAAGAGTATATTAGATCAATATAATATAGTAGATTCTTTATTAATCAACTGTATTTTTGACAGACAGATAGTAGATACTACAAGTGTTACATCTGATGGAATTATTTCCAACCAAAACTATGTTGCCGACTACTTTCAAGAAGGCTATATAGGAACATCATTGACATTTACATAAACAGAAGGGTTTCTATGATTTTAGAAAATTTGAAACTAAGCGGTAAGTTAAACATAGTAATTAAAGACCAAGACGGTTCTGTTAAAGACCAGGTAGAGGTAGATAACTTAGTAGTTACTGCCGGTCTTACTTTTATCGCCAGCCGTATGGGCGGCACAACACAAGCAGTGATGAGCCACATGGGTGTTGGTTCCGGTACAACTGCTGCAGCGGCTGGTCAAACAGACTTGGTATCTATTGTTGGCTCACGCGTAGCATTAACCAGCACAACACCTGGAACTAGTAATATTGTATATGTTGCTAGCTTTGGTGCTGGCGTAAGTACAGGCGCCATTACAGAAGCAGGTATTTTTAATAATGCCACAGCTGGCAGCGGTACTATGTTATGCAGAACTACTTTCGCTGTTATCAATAAAGGTGCTAACGACACCATGACTGTTACTTGGACAGTTAGTTTAGTAGCCGTTTAATATCTCGCATAAAGGACCACCTGCAAAGGTGGTCCTTTTATTGCAAAATATTTAATAAATAACACGAGCAGGATTTATGGCAAATATACTTTATAGAGAAACTACAACGCCTACTTTGCCTTCTTCTACCTCGGCAAAAGGCACACCACTAACCAACCTAGAGCTGGACGCTAATTTTAGATCTCTCAATGATGCAAAATTAGAAGGCATAGTACCTGTTGTTAACGGTGGTACAGGTGTTGTAACAATACCCGCTAATGCAGTAGTTATTGGAGCCGGTACCGATCCAATAACTAGCGTATCTCCGGGTACGGCAGGAAATGTTTTAACAAGCAATGGTACTACGTGGTCGTCGACTGCACCGGGCGGTGTTACTACTGGTAAGGCTATAGCCATGGCTATTGTTTTTGGTTCTTAAGGAGTATCTATGGCTAATCCAAACATTGTAAACGTATCTTCTATATTTGCTAATACCACATATTTAACACCATCAGTAACAACTGCTGTGGTATTGCTGCCTAATGCGGCAGCTTCAAATAAAGTACTAAAAATCAATCAAATAGTAGTAGCTAATACTACTGGTATAGCTGCAAATACCACTGTTAGCATTTACACCAACGGAGCTGTAGCGCAAGGTTCGGCACCAAGTGGTGGTACAGCTTTTTCTATTGTATCAGGCGTACCAGTACCAGGTAGTGCTTCATTAATAGTAGTAGACAAGTCTACAGGTATCTATCTTCAAGAAGGGGTATCTATTGTTGTAACCTCCGGAACCGCAAGCGCCCTAACCTATAGTATATCCTATGAAGATATTAGTTAAGGAACACTATGTCAACAAGATATTTAGGTGCCGCATTAACTTCTAGTTTACAGACCCCTACCACAAATCCCAACAGTGTATGGAACACACGTGAAGAGCTGAGATATATACAAGAAGGTACTTGGGCACCCCTTGTTGTAGACTGTTTATTGGTAGGCGGTGGTGGTGGTGGTGGTGGGCCGGGTACCAACGTAAGTGGTGGTGGTGGTGGCGCTGGTGGATTTTTATTACAAAAATTAATTTTAACACCTGGAGCAATTTATACCATTATAATAGGGGTCGGCGGAGCAGGTGCCCCCGGAACAAATCTTCCAGGATTTAAGGGCGGTAATACTACTATAAGTGGTCCCAAAATCAATCTAGTGGCATACGGCGGTGCTCCTGGAATGATATTTCCAAATGCATACCCAGGCGGCCCTATAGGTGGTAGTGGCAGCGGGGTTAGTGGAAACAGCGGCGGCGGCCACAGTGGTAACGGTCCTGTAGGGTTTGGAACATTTGGACAAGGCTTTGACGGATCACTGGGAACTGGCGTTCTAGGAAGTACTGGTTGTAGTGGCGGAGGAGGCGGAGGTGCTGGAGGTCCTGGAACTATAGCGGCCGGAGGACCGGGTAGATTAAGTTCTATTACTGGAAATCTAGTTGTGTATGCAAGTGGAGGAATTGATACAGTTATATCGGGAGCTGCCAATAGAGGCAATGGAGGCGGCGGTGGCAGCGGCACGCCGGGCGCAAGTGGCGGCAGCGGTATAGCTGTTATAAGAGCACAAGTAACAGCACGTTCTACAACTGGGTCTCCAATAATTACAACTGTGGGATCGTCTACTGTTTATACTTTTACAGGTAGTGGTACAATAACTTTTTAAATTATGAGCAAACAATATCCAGGTGGTTATATAACCAAACTAGCTAGTACTCCAAACATAATATCTGCTCCAGGTATTTGGACCCTAGATCAGGCTGCCCAGTATATATCTGACGATAGTTGGCCAGGACTGCCTTCAGATCCAAATTTTAATAACGTAACACTGTTGTTAAACGGCAACAACATTCAAGGCAGGTCTAACAATTGTTTTATAGACTCCTCGCCTAGTAAAATGGCTTTTACTAGGTCTGGCAATACCACTCAGGGCAGTTTTAATCCACACGGCCCGCTGTGGTCAAACTATTTTGATGGCAATAATTATATCTATTATGATGTAACTACATCAAATGCCCCTGGAACCGATAATTTTTCAGTAGAATGTTTTGTAAATGTTACAAATAATACTGAAAACAGGGGAATTTGCCAGTTCAGTGCCACCAGCACTGGTCTTCAGGGCAGTAGCAGTGCTACCTTGATGATGCAACTATATAATGGTAATTGGTGGTACCATGCTGGTAATGAGAGCAGAGGTCCCTATGGTACTGTAGTGCCAAATAGGTGGTATCACGTTATAATAACAAGATTTAATTCAACAACTTATTTAATTGTAGATGGCACCGCACTACACGCTTTTGGAGATTCTACTAATTACAGTACTGCTCGTTACGTGGCAGTAGGTGGAGGTTATGCGAGTGGGTATTTAGGCAAATGTTACATCAGTAATTTTAGGTATATAAAAGGTTTCGCACCATATATTGGTGTTTCTTATTCCAGACCAACATCACCTCTTACAAATGTTCAGGGAACTCAACTACTAACTTGTAATAGTAATAGAACCATAGATACTAGTCTTAATAACGTACCAGTAACCAGAAGTGGTACTACACTTGTTAAACGGCTAAGCCCATTTAACCCGCCTTCAAAATACGAAACTTCTAACAGTGACATTGGTTGGTCTAATTTTTTTAATATTAACACAGATCATTTGCAGATACCTTATTCATCACAATTTGCTTTTGATACCGGCGACTTTACAGTTGAGTGCTGGGTAAATTTTAATTCCAGAAGCACGACATTTTCACCTATAATAATGTTGGGTACTGGTGTTGATGCCATACCTGTTCAGCGATTAGCATCTTGGGCACTGTATGCAGATAATAGTGCTAATACATTGGTATTTAATAGATATACTCCTACCAATATAGCCGTTAGTTTTTCTTGGACGCCTGTTTTAAATCGTTGGTACCATATAGCAGTGTCTAGAAGCGGCACCAGTTTTAGAGCTTTTATAGATGGTGCACAAATAGGAACTACACAAACATCTACAACTAATTACTCTGCTGTTAATACTTCAGATCCTTTAGTTATTAGTAGATTTATTGCTTCTGGCGGAGTTGTTTATGGCTTTAACGGTTATATTAGCAATGTTAGAGTACTAAAAGGTACCGCTGTATATACCAGTAATTTTTTACCTTCCACAACACCATTAACTGCTATAACCAATACTGCTCTGTTAACCTGTAACAGCAGTACAATTGTAGATAATAGTACGAACAGTTTTTCTATAACCAGAAACGGCCTTATCCCTGTAGAAAAATTTAGTCCTTTTCACAGTTCAATAAATGAAAATACTGTCTTAACTCGCAGTGTTTATTTTAACGGTGCCTCTGTTATAACAGCTAGTAATACTGTAACAAATTTCGGAACAGGAGATTTTACAGTTGAGTGCTGGTTTCGGACTAATGTAATTGATACTAGCAGCGATACAATAATTTCTAATTATAATAATGCTAGTGGGGGTTCTATTGGAGTTTATATAAATAGAGGAACCAGTGGTGGTATACAGGTTTATCAAGGCACAGGTAATACATTGGTATTAAATGCACCAAGTGTTATTACTGCCACTAATACTTGGTATCACATTGCAGTTGCTAGATCAAGTGGGGTATCTAGGTTATTCCTTAATGGTATATTAATGACCACTGCTACAGACACCAGCAATTATGGTATAGACAATTCTGTAGTTGCCATTGGAGGGGCAAGTGTAAATGGCGTTTATGGGAGCTTTTTTCAGGGGCTAATATCTAACCTACGTGTGGTTAAAGGTACTGCTCTATACACAAATTTTACTCCGCCTACTGCACCTCTTACTGCTATTACTAATACTCAGTTGCTAACTTCTCAAAGTAACCGCTTTGTAGACAATAGCAGCAACGCTTTTACGGTCACTAGTACCGGAGATACAAGCGTTCAACCATTTAGCCAATTTGCACCCACAGCATCGTGGAATGCTACTATTAATGGCGGTAGTGCGTACTTTGATGGTAGCGGAGATTACATTTCTGCACCTGCTTCGGGTTTTGCACTACCTGGAGATTTTACGGTAGAAGCATGGGTTTATATTGCCGGTAACAGCCCTCTAGACGGTGCCAGTCAAAGAAGTGCTGTAATAGCATCTACTATGCAAACCAGCAATCCAGTTAGTGGATTTACTTTTTACATTGGTGGTAATTCAGCAATTACTGGCATATTTCTAGCTGCCGAAATGCGTGTAGGTGGAATTGTTACAGGTTATAGTACATCAGTAAGCATACCACAAGGGGTATGGAATCATATTGCTTTTGTAAGAACTGGCACAACATTAACCTATTATTTAAATGGTATAAATGTAGGTTCAAGCTCTGGTGTAAGTCAAAACATACCTGTAAATAATGCACTAACTATAGGTGGACAAACTGTTCCTTCGTATACGCGAGACTTAAATGGATATATATCAAATTTGCGTATAGTAAGCGGTACAGGAGTTTATACTGGTAACTTTACCCCACCCACTGCACTCCTTACTGCTATTACTAATACTAGTCTCCTGCTAAATTTCGCTAATGCAGGCATTTACAACGCAGTGTCTAGCAATGTTATAGAGACTGTAGGCAATGCCCAAGTAAGCACTGTACAAAGCAAGTGGGGTGGGTCGTCTATTGCATTTGACGGATCGGGTGATCGTTTAGTATCTGCTCCTTCCCCTCTTAATGTATTAGACTCTGGCAATTTTACAATTGAATTTTGGTTATACCCAAATAATACTGCATCTGCTTATAGAGCGTTAGTTTCGAGCGAAAATTATCCTTCCACAACTGGCGGATGGACTTTGTATCAAAACGGCACATCAATCGAGTTTTGGATAACAGGATCATTAATACTCGGCTCTGGATCTTTAGCAATAACCGCAAGCACTTGGCAACATCTAGCTCTTTGCCGTGCATCGGGTACATTACGTTTGTTTATAAACGGAACAAGTATTGCCTCTGTGTCAAACAGTACATCATTGACAGGTCGGCAAATTTGGATTGGAGACAATAATTCTAGCGGCGGCGGACTTTATTTTTACAACGGTTACATAGATGACCTGCGCATTACTCATGGAGTTGCCCGTTATATTACAAACTTCACTGCTCCTACACAGGCGTTTTCTAATGTAGCAAGTGGAGATCAATTTCTGTCTAATGTTGTACTGTTATTAGCTGATAACGGCACTAATAGTAGTCAGAACAACACATTTATTGATTCTAGTACTAACAACTTTACAATTACCCGCGTTGGCAACACTACACAGGGCACGTTCTCGCCGTTTAGTCAGACAGGATGGAGCAACTATTTTGACGGGACAGGAGATTATTTGAGTGTTCCAAGTAATTCGGCTATAGTAGTTGGAAGCTCTGATTTTACCGTCGAAGCATGGATCTATTTAACAACAACAGGGCCTTGGACTGGATACATTTTTGGTAAACGAGCGGGTTCAGGCTCTTTGGGAATAATACTCGGTTTTGAAGCAGCAAGTGTTCCTCGTTTATTAGCGTCAGTTGATGGTAGCAATTGGAATGTCCTCATAAACAGTAGTATTTCTGTTACTCCGCAAACGTGGACTCATATAGCGGCTACTCGCAGTGGAAATTCATGGAGACTATTCGTAAATGGTCAACAGGGAGCTACCGCTACAGTCGCAGGAACTGTAGTTGATTCTGGTGCTAACTTGACAATTGGAGCTAATGCTGCTAACGGAACAAGTGTATTTCCCAGGGGGTATATAAGCAATTTTAGATTGGTAAAAGGTACGGCTTTATACACAAGTAGTTTTATACCATCTCAGACACCATTAACCCCATTAACCCCAGTAACAAATACGGCACTATTAACCTGTCAAACAAATGTTATACAGGACAGATCTTCCAATAATTTTTCTATAACCAATAACAATAATGCTGTAATAGATCTCAACAGCCCCTTTACAGAAACGTCTTCAGAAACAGCTTTATTGTCAGAAATTGGCAGTTTATATTTTGATGGTGCCGGAGATAGCCTAATAATACAAGACAACTTAGCTTTAGAGCCTGAAAATAGTAATTTAACTTGGGAAATGTGGATTAATACCACAGTAACAGCACAGTATAGTACATTATTTAGTAGATACGCTTCTAGTTTTGGGGCAGGAAGTTGGACTTTATTATTAAACAACACCGCAAGCGCAGGAAACGTTGCTATGTGGTTTTCAGACTTTAGTGGATCTACGCCATTATTGCTATCTAGTGGAGTCAATGTGTGCGACGCAAGGTGGCACCACATAGCCGTGGTTAGAAACGGCAGTAGTTGGGTCCTTTATGTGGATGGCGTTTCTAGGGCTACTGCTACCTGGTCAGGAACTGTATCTAATATAACACCTCCTGTATTGATAGGAGCAGACTCAGTTAACGGAAGAAATTATATTGGTTATATTTCTAACCTTCGCATAGTAAAAGGTACTGCACTTTACACTGCCAACTTTATTCCGCCAACATCTTCTCTAACCGCAGTTGCAGGTACCTCACTGTTAACTTGTCAAAACAATCTTATAGTAGATAATAGTTCCAATGGTTTTAATATTACTCCAACTAGCAATGTTAGAGCTGATCCATTTAATCCCTTTACATCAAGTACTCTAGTACCCTATAATAAGTTTGCCTCCGGTGGTAGCGCATCTTTTGACGGTACCGGAGATTGGTTAAGCTCATCATTTAATCCTTCATTAAATCTGGGACTTCTTCCATTCACTTTTGAAACTTGGGTTTACCCAAATAGTGTTACTGGAATTGTTGGATTGTATGCGGTTTCTGCTGGTGCTGGTACTGTACCTAAATTTATTGTACATTTAGATGCTGGTACACCAAAAGTACATTATAATGGCCTAACAGGCGGCAGTAATATCTACAACAATGCAACTACTGCTATACCAGTCGGCAGTTGGTCACATATTGCATTTGTTAGAGCACTTGACGGTAAGTGGACTTGGTTTGTCAATGGCATACCTTCTGGAACTGGTACTAACACTACTGATATAACTTTTACTTCGCAGCCATCTTATATAGGGTATGGGGGTGAAGCAACTTTTACTCCACTCAATGGTTATTTGAGTAGTATGAGATTGTTAGCTAATACAACATTGTACACTACTGCATTTATTCCTCCCAGAAGCCCTGTTGTTTCAACAGATCTAAATACGCGACTATCAATGAATTTTACTAATGCGGGCATAGTAGACAGTTCTTGTAATACTAACATAGAAGTGTTTGATGGTGCTCACATAAGTACTGTACAGAGCAGGTGGGGCGGTAGCAGTTTGTATTTTGACAGTAGTTCAGACAGACTCTTATTTTTAAACTCTCCAGAATATTCGTTTGGTACTGGAAATTTTACTATAGAGTTTTGGTTTAATTCTCAAGACATGAGCGGCAGCACTCAAAGGGGATTTTTACAAACTTCACAGGCTGCCGGAGGATTACATGCTAGTTATACGAGTGGCATAGCTATTTATCAAGGTATAAATGGTAGTAATACCCCTACTACTGGTGGAATAGCGGCAAACGTGTTAGGTGCTGTTATTGGTAGCAGTGCTACATTTTCCCCAAATACTTGGCACCATTTAGCCTTGGTAAGATCATCTGGCGTAGTAACGCTGTATGTCAATGGTACTGCAAATGGAAGCAGCGCATCTGCTACTGTTGCTGGAGATTTACCCCACGGTAATTTGGTAATTGGTGGTTATTATAGTGCTAGCTATTTGTATCAAGGATATATAGATGACTTGCGTATTACCCGTGGAGTTGCCCGCTACACTGCGAACTTCACTCCACCTAGTGCACCCCACTACTTGAGGTAAAATAATGGCACATTTTGCTAATTTAGACAACAACAATACAGTAGTTAATGTTATAGTTGTAAATAACGAAGAACTACTAGAGGACGGTATAGAATCAGAAACCAAAGGTATTGCTTTTTGCATGTCTCTGTTTCCAGACACAAACTGGAAACAAACATCTTATAACGGCACATTTCGTAAACATTATGCAAATCCTGGATTTACATATAATAACGAATTAGACGCTTTTATACCCCCTAAACCATATAGTGATTGGATATTGGATACAAAAACGTGTACTTGGGTAGCACCGCTACCCTATCCAGATGACGGTGTATGGTATATATGGAGTACTGAACAAGCAACTTGGGTCACAGTTCAATCGTATTTTCAGGAGTGATCTGTTAAAAATACCCGGCCCACAAAGCTGGGTATTTTTTCGCTTGACCAAAGTTTGCCTTCATGATATAATAGTACCAAAATCACAGAGCACGAAAAACTCGGCTCTATATAATAGAGGAGTGCCCTATGGCTGGTCCAACAAAACTGAATCTTAAAATATATCAGGGCAGTACCTTTCGTGAGACTATTCGTTGGGAAAGTCCTGTAAAGGTTTATGCCCCAATCACCATGGTTAGTAAAAGTGCCCCCATGGTAATAACTGCACAAAATCACGGCTTACCTAATGGGTGGAGATTAAAAATCAGTGGTGTTGGGGGCATGAAAGAAGCTAATACAACGGACTGGGTATACGCTAGTGATGTTACTGCTAATACTGTTGCTATAAACAGCGCTAATTCCTTGGCATATACTACATTTACCAGCGGTGGCGTTTTAGAGTACAATCAGCCAATTGATCTAACAGGATATACTGCACGAATGCAAATCCGGGAAAAGATTACAAGTGAAACTGTACTGGAAACATTGACGACTGAAAACGGTAAAATCTTAATAGATACGTCTCAGAAAACAATCTCTCTGGTGTTAAGTGCCGAAATGACAGCGGCGTATGCATGGAAGTCAGGAGTTTACTCTCTAGAAATGGTAAAAGACGGTGTTGTTACAGGACTTATTTATGGTTCAGTATCTGTGGAACGTGAGGTAACTCGATGAAATTGAGCACAGAATTAAGAAATCAAATGTTGGCGCAATACGAATCTTTTTTAGGTCCAAGTCCTGTTATAGAGATTAGAACAGGAACTGCTCCAGCAACATGCGAAGATACTGCAACAGGCACTAATTTAGTTTCCATAACACTACCAACAGATTGGTTTACTACACCTATTACTGGCACAGTATCGAAACAAGGCACATGGTCAGCAACATCGCAAGCTCAAGGAACAGCCGGCCACTACCGATTCAGATCTAATAGTGGAATAGTGCATGAACAAGGAACCATTACCACAGCTGGTGGTGGGGGAGACTTGGAAATAGATAGTATCAATATAGCGTTAAGTCAAATTGTCCAAATAGTCACTTGGACACGAACACAAGGAGGCCAATAATGGCAGTAGTATATACAACAGCGGTAAAGAACGCCCGCTTGAACGCAGTTACAACCGCCATCGGAACCACTGGTGTTCTAGAAATTGGCACAACCGGTATGGCCTTAGTATTGGCCACCATCAACTTGGGCAATCCAGCCGCTCCTGCTGCAGCGAGTGGTGTATTGACCTTTACCATGCCTCAAAGCGACAACGCAGCTGATGCCACCGGCACAGCAGCTGAGGCCAGAATCCGTACTGCGTCGGGCGGTACTGATGTGGTAACTGGGTTGACAGTGGGCACCAGTGCTACTGACATTGTGTTAGACAATCTCTCAATTGCCACAGGTCAGCAGGTTACCATCAATAGTGCAACTATTACACACGCATAATCATGGCTGATAATCTAGGTTATACCCCCGGCAGCGGGGCAACCGTTGCCACAGAAAATTCTGGAGGGGTCCACCACCAACGCGTGTTGATGGAAACCGCTGTGGAGGGTGTTCCAACCGACGTTTCTGCTGCCTCACCCATGCCTGTTGCGTCAAGTCGCAGCGATGACTTGTTGGTGATGTTGAGCCGCATTGTCAAACTGTTGGAAAGTAATGCAACGGTTGACAGTGCACAACGTCAGCGTGTGGTTGTTGATAGTGGTGCGATTACTGCCTCTATTGCCTCCGCTCAGACCTTGGGAACCGTAACAACGGTTTCATCCGTGACCAACATGGTATCAAATGCAGGTATGGATCGCGAACAGTACATCAACATTGCAAAACAGACGTACAGTCAAGGCATACGTTCTGGTTTAACTTTCCAGTGAGGTAATAAATGCCTGCTTTAACAAAAAATACACTTTCAACTCAAGTCGACCTTCCAACATGGGAGTGGACTCGCTTTGCACCGGCTGTTTCTAGTGCACTGAGTTCTACCTGTGCGCCTGATAACATGGGGTTCCTGCGAACTGAACATGGCAGATACATCTATTATTTAATCTCTGCAACTCAATTTGTTCGATATGATACCTGGACAGATATGTTCCAGGGTTTGACTGCTCCACCCGTAGCTGGTTTTAACGTAAGCACAATGAAGTTTGCGGGAGCATATGGACCCGAGGGAAAGACTATTTCTGCTACTTCAAACACAATTACAGTTCCAGCGATTTCGATGGCGTCCATGCTGGGTTACGACATTGTGATTGTCAGCGGTACAGGTGCAGGACAACGCAGAAAGATTACTGCTGTTGCAGAACCCACAATCCATGACAGCGGTGTGGTTACAGCAATTGCTAACGCAGCTGGTGGTATCACAATAACTGATACTTTGAAAACTTGGGGTTTCAATCAGTGGGCTGGTTATACTCTACGTGTTTCCGGCAACAGTGGTGTTGGTCAGTACCGCCGTATCTTGAGCAATACTGCAACAGTGCTAACCATTGCTGATACTACCCAAATGAACATGCGGTTGAATAACCCTGCAATCTTTGCTCCTACAATTGCGAGCACGGCAGGATCCCAATCTGCATATGTTATTGAATCGCAAGCTTTAACAGTGAACTCACCTTGGACTGTGACACCAGATAGCACATCAGTGTTCCGTATTCAGTCTGGTCAGATCTTGTTGGTATCACCTAACGCAGCAACTGCAACTGCGCCTTTCGTGTTAACACAGCTGTATGATATCTTGACCGATACTTGGTATGTACTACCAACAATGACCAACACCCTGTTGGCTGCTGCCACCGACTTGGCACTAGAGCGTATGAGTGAAAACGCTTCTCTTTGGGAACGAGGTACAGCAACAGGTGGTACAACTACTACGTTGATCGATACTACACAAGGTGTAGATCACGCAGCTTGGAGTGTCAATCAATGGGCCGGTTACTGGGTATACATTGAATCTGGAACAGGTGTCGGTCAGATCCGTCAAGTACTGAGCAACACTGCTACCACTTTGACTTGGGCAACTGCTGGCACAGCTCCTGATGATACTTCTCAATACTTGATTTTGGGCTTTGATGCAGGCACTGCAACAAGCGCTACTTCTACAACCCTAACAGACAGTACAGTAGCTTGGCCTGTAAACCGTTGGTCAAATTACGCTGTGCGTATCTTGTCAGGCACTGGTGCGGGTCAAGTTGTGGCTATTGCAAGCAACACTGCTACAGCCTTGACAATTGTTGGTAACTGGGGAGTAACTCCTGACAGTACGTCTGTGTATGCCATTCAAGGTGACCCAGACAAGTTTTACCTATTTGCCGGTGGTATTGCTGGTACGCCAATCTTAAATTACAGCTCTCAAACCCAAACTTTTGGTCGTCAGCAAGATTGGGGTATTGCCAGAAATGCCGCAGCAACTGTGGGTGGATATCAGCCTGTTGCAATTGCTTCACTTGCTAATGCAACAACCACGGCAACGGTTACAACTGCACATCCTCATCAATTCAAGGTTGGTGAATTAGTTACGGTCCGCGGTGCAACAGACGCAAACTTTAACGTAACCAACGTTGCAATTGCCACTGTACCTTCAGCGACTACGTTTACTTATACAATGGCAGGAACTCCTGCTGCAACTACAATTCCTGGTGCTCAGTCTACTACAACACTCACAGACGGTTCTAAGAGTTGGACAGTTAACCAGTGGGCGGGTTTTACCTGCCACATGTACGCAGCAACTCCAACTGCTGCATCTGGTTCAACTACAGGTCAAGTATTGCGAATTGTAAGTAACACTGCCACAACCTTAACATTTGCTGTAGCAGGTACCGCACCCACAAACGGTATTAGTCGATACTCTATCTGCACTAGTTCAGCAATTGGAGCAACTGACTCTGGTGTTGCAACGGGTACACACAGCACAACAACACTGCAAGATACCAACAAAACTTGGGCTGTAAACATTCATGCCGGTAAGAGAGCTCGTATCTTAACAGGTCCTGGCGGTCCAGCCGAGGCTATTATTAGTAGCAATACAGCTAATACTTTGACATTCTCAGCTGCACTGGGTGCTGCACCTGTGAGCGCTCAAACGGGTTACGCAATCATTGAACCTACTGTAAGAGGTCTTGGTACTACAGCAAATTGGGCGTTTGGTACTAGTGTTCCAGCCCTCCGTGGTCGGTACACGTACATTACTCGTGGCGGTGGTACTGCTGGCTTCGATCGTTGGGACGTTACCACAGATCGTGTTAACTTGATGACCACTTCGCCACTTACAGAAACACTGACGACCGGTACTATGGCAGCGTATGATGGCAGAGATCGCATCTACTTCCACAAAGACAACACTCAACGTGTTTATAGCTTAAACGTAGTAACTGCAAACGTTAATGGTGCTTCAATGTATCCGTATGTTGCTCCTACAGCAATCATTGGCAACCGTATGGAGATTATTACAACAAAAGACGGCTTGAAGTACATCTGGCTCAACCGAGCATCTTTTGCAGAGTGCTTCCGTTGCTTGGCTTTCTGGTAAGGGAGGTTGTATGTTATTACAAGACATTATACAAATCCTTAATAACAGGTTGGAGTCCTTGAAAGCTAAAAAGAACATAGCGATCGCCTCCGGAGAACTGGAACAGGTCTACAATTTAGAACTTGAAATTTCCGAAACAACTTCTACATTAGATCAACTCAAGACATTGATGGTGTAATATATGTTGCTAACCCTGCTCCAATCCGGCGGGGCAGGTCCTGGGTTTGTCTCTGGCAATCTCATAGCTTCAGAAACTGGTTTAGACTCTTGCGTCATAACAGGAGTACTACCAGTTTCTGGTAGTCTGGCCTCCTCAGAGACCGGCAATGATATATCTTCCACAACTGGTAAGTTGACAGTACGTGGTAACTTAAACACTTCAGAAACCGGAAGCGATAGTTTTGCAGGAGCCAGTTCGGCACCTAGCGGTATAACCGGTAGTTTGACAGCCAGCGAGACTGGTACGGACACAGCAGTTTTAACAGCCAAAGCACTGGTTCGTGGCTCACTAGCGGTCAGCGAAACTGGTACGGACACAGCAGTTTTAACAGCCAAAGTACTGGTTCGTGGTTCACTAGCAGTCAGTGAGACTGGGTCTGACGTATCAAGTAGCTCTGGCAAAGTATTGGTAAAAGGTTCTCTGGCTCGTAGTGAGAGTGGAACTGATACTTTTAGTGCTACTAGTACTGCACCAAGTGCCCGAACTGGTACTCTACAAGCCGCAGAAACTGGTACAGATACTACAACAATCGTTGCTAAAAACATAGTACGTGGCTCATTAGCAGTCAGTGAAACTGGTACAGATACCTCTGCCCTAACAGGTAAGTTGGTAACACGTGGTAGCCTGAGTGTTAGTGAAACTGGAACGGATACCTCAACCTCAACGGGTAAGGTGGTCGTAAAAGGCTCACTCAGCCGTAGCGAAAACCCAGACACTACAGCTATTTCCGGCAAGGTATTGGTAAGGGGGTCACTGTCCGGCAGCGAGGGTTCAGACACTGCCCTCTTGGTAGGTAAAGTACTAGTACAAGGAACCACTGGCCTACAGGAAATAGGATTCGATAGTGCTCAAGGCATAGCAAAACTCAGAGTGTTGGGTACCTTGGGCAGCACAGAGTCTGGTTCTGATTCTGCCAATATTATAGCAAAACTAGTTAATAGAGGTAGTTTTGCAAGCAGTGAAACTGGGCTTGATACTGCCGAGGTCGTAGCAAAATTAGTCAACAGGGCTAATTCTTCACAAGTTATTGACTTCTTGTACAGCTCTGCAGCTGCTACTATTGTGAGCGGTAACAGTACCAATGTAATACCAATAACGGGATTTGCTAGTGCGTTAAGAATTGCACTGGCCTTGAAAGGTAATGATACATTTGTACAGAGTATTGACAGTACTACATTTATACAAAATATTGACAGTACTACAGTTATACAAAATATTGACAGTACTACATTTATACAAAATATTGACAGTACTACATTTATTGCTTACTCTGTATCCGATCCTATATTTATTACCTCTGAAGAGGTTGGGATTACTGTTTACGAGTAAGAGGAATATTATATGCTAGAATTTGCAGCTAGTGGATTATTGGGCAGTTTATTTGGCGGATTGTTCCGTTTAGCCCCAGAAATACTGAAGTTTTTTGATCGCAAAGATGACCGCAAACACGAACTGAGTATGTATGGCCTACAAATTGACTTGGAAAAGACAAAAGGTCAGGTCAAGATTGAAGAAAAGTACATAGACTACGGCATTGCCAACACTCAGGCTATTCAGAGTGCTTTTGAGAGTCAGGCCAAAGAGGCTTCCAACAGCTATCGCTGGGTAGCCGCACTGAGTGCTCTAGTCCGGCCAATGGTAACTTATGTACTATTTGGTATGTATGTGACATTTAAGATAATCGTTATCTCTTACGCAATGCAAAACGGTGCCAACTGGATTGACATTGCAAACAAGCACTGGACACCAGACGACTTTGCAATGTTGAACATGATACTCACATTCTGGTTTTTGGGCCGCAGTATTGAAAAGCGTAGTGGGTCATGACCCAAGAAGCCGTCAAACTGTGTACAGATGCCCTCTTACATCCCTTTGAGGGCTATCACAAACGTCTAGCAAATGGTGATTGTGAAAGCTATCCCGACCCAGCCAGTCCACTGGCTCGGGGTAAGTTTTCAAAGGTTGAAGTAGCAAATATGACACCTGACCAGCTGCTCAAAGCTGGGCACCCTTGGACTATTGGTTGGGGCATTACTGGCTCAGACATTGTGCCTGGACTGGTGTGGACGCGCCAGCAGGCAGATGAGCGATTTGAAAGAATGCTAAGCAAATTTGTGAATGGGGCTGTCAGCCTCAGCCCCAACCTGTTAAATGAACCGCCCAGAAGGTTGGCGGCAATCATTAGTTTTTGTTATAACTGTGGCTTAGGTAACTACAGAATTAGCACTCTGCGTAAGAGGGTCAATCAAGGCGACTGGTGGGGTGCTTATCACGAAATACAAAAATGGAATAAAGCGCAAGGTATTGTGTTAAATGGATTAACGCGCCGCCGCCTAGCAGAAGGCAAGTTTCTTCTCTAGGTATTCTTCAACCAACCTTCAAAATCTATGGCAAATTCAAGTGGCAAGAAAGCTCGCAGAGCAGCAAGTGAGGCCCCTAAATCCGAGTTCTTGACGAGAACAGGATTTAAGGAGGTAAAACCACTAAATTATATACAGGAAACGTATTTAAATGCTATAAAAACCAATGAGATTGTCTTTGGTATTGGAAGTGCAGGCACAGGCAAAACCTATGTGGCTGCAAGCTATGCTGCAAGTGAACTCTTTCACCGTCGCGTGGAAAAGATCATTTTAACCAGACCCAACGTAGAAACAGGCAGAGGTTTGGGGTTTTTACCAGGTACACTGGAAGAAAAATACGAACCGTACCTAGATCCCTTTGATCAGGTGTTTCAACGGTCGTTGGGCAGTGGTTTTTACGAGTATGCTTTGAAGAGCAAAGCCATTGAACCACGTCCACTGGGATTTATGAGAGGTGCTACTTTTGATAATGCCATTGTGTTAGTAGATGAGGCTCAGAACGCCACAAAAACCGAGTTCAAAATGTTATTGAGTAGAATCGGTCGGAACACAAAAATGATTATCAGTGGCGATCATGAACAGAGTGATATTGGTAACGACAGTGGCCTAACAGACGCAGTTACCAGACTAGAGGGTATAACCGGCATTGAAGTGGTCCGTTTCTTGGACAGCGACATTGTACGAAGCAAAATGTGTAAAGCCATCATCATGGCATATAAGAATTGAGGAGACCATGGCCAAAGAACTGTGTCCAAATATTAATTTGAGCAACTACTTGGCAGCGGTTCAGTACGCCAACTATGGGGCGGAGACGGTGGTCAGTCTTGGGCCAAAGCTAAGCGAGATCAAATAGTAAGGGCTCGCGAAAACAACTAAGAGGTGATTTATGCCAGATCCAACAAGTTATTTAACTGCTAAGGTCGCATCAATGATAGGCGGACTTTTTGGCGGATTTGCAATCTTAACCTTCATCAGACCTAAAACTATTGGTGAAGCATTTATGAGAGGCGGAATGAGTGTTGGAAGTGCCATAGTATTTGCACAGCCCCTACTAGAAGTGCTTGATTTGTCCAACAATTGGGAAACTCAGATGATGGGTGGGTTCTGTGTAGGCTTTCTATCCTATACAGTATTAGGAATGATAGCGAACTTCTTGCGAAAAAATCAAAACAAAGACATTGTACAAGCTGCAAAAGACGTTAAAGACGTCATAAAATGAAAAAAGCCCCTCAACTTGTGTTGAGGGGCTTTTTTCATTTTTTCTCTGGCTTTTCTGACTTCTCCGGCAGCTGTTCTTTTGCCTGCTCTTGAAGTTTACGAGTCAGTGGATTAGCTACTTTAGCTGGTAATTCTTGTAATCCTGCCAAAATAATATTAGCTTCTTGCTCTGTTACCTTAAATGTTAATTCCATATTTCCTCTTTTATTTTATGGGGCAAGCACCTGTAGTGCAGTCGTCTTGTACGATCTCATCAAAACTGTTGGCATTGTTGATATCAACGGGCAATAGGTTTTGAATGTACTCTTGATAGGTTTGTTCGTCTACTACTTCCTGTGGTAAATAGAGATAGCCTAAGTCTTTGGCAGTCTTTGTAGGGTCACTACGGAATAAGAAGCTTACCCCTACATAGCAATCCCAATTGTTTAATAGCCAGTTCTTAATACCCTCAACTTCGCTTGGATCGTAGCTGATAGTTACCGACGTATTTTGCTGAGTCCAGCTGGTCTGAATCATCTTGTAGCGTTCAAGTTGATGAATGGCACTTTCCAGGTTGACTTCCTTGCCATCTACCTTGTCAAAAGGCACATCATCCCATTTGACTGGAAATGTGACGAGTACGCCACTGGGGTCGGTGGGGTGATTGATCACTTTGTAGTTTGCTGCGCGCAACTTGTCTACTACTGGATCAAACTTTGAGAACTGTACGTTGTTAAAAATGTACTTTCCAAGAGGCTTGTGTACTCCTTCTGTGGTATCCATGATCTTGGATAGGGTTCCACTAGGTTTGATACAAGTAATGTTCTTTGGTCTTGGTAACCCGAGTTCATCGGCCATCCCAACTGCGGCAGCAGTTGCTGTACGCTTAAGATATTCATAGTCATAGCCTGTCATGTCAGGACGTTTTACAATGCCGGTCAGACCTACTCCACACAGGCGTAGGAAGTAGTTGTTCAAATGCCAGCTCTCTTGTAAGATACCATCCTTTAGGTTTACACAAGTCTGGCGATAATTTGCGCGAGCAGCCAGCCTGATAGCTTCATGCATTCCTGCATTGTTGCCTTTAAACTTGCCAATGTCTGTTTCTGTCAAGTTGCAAAAGCTCTTGTTGCCTAATAGAATTTCTACACAAGGATTGCAACCAGCAAACCAAGGAGCACGACGAAGAGCTTCGACTGCATTGATAAA